GGCAGCTACCCTGTTTCAGTTGATTGTTGATGCTGTTTTATGAGTAGCTACCATCGGGTCTGCCGCTTTTCTTTTTATACGATTTGTGGTATAATATATCCAAGGAAACCCGACCGGCCTCTCAACGATGCGCATTAGGCCGGGGCGTCCAAGAGCCAACTCCGTGCTCAACGGAGAATTAAAAAAGCAGTCGCCAGATTCGGCGCTGAACAGTCTCCCACCCGCCTACTTACAGTGCGTACCATGTGGGAGACGCAGAAAGCCCCCGGTGTTTCGTTTTGAGCATCGGGGGTTATTTATTTTTCAAGCGTTCATGCGGATTTTTCCGTGTGGGCGCTCTTTTTTGCTTAAAATAATCAAGCTCTAATCAAGATTTAATCAAGATTTAATCAAGCTCTAATCAAGATTTTTGTCCTTCGTTGTACCTTCGTTGTCTCTCGCGCCGGGCGTTTGCGATACACTGGGTGCAATAGGAGGGATGTATTATGAGCTATTACCCGACACCCGGAGCGCCCTATGTTCCACAACAGCCTGTCAACACTTACGGCGGAATGGGCACGGTAGGCCTTGCCACTTCCCTGCCAAATACGCAGATGCAACAGACACAACCGCAGCGTCCGCAGCCGATGAATGGGCAGCAGCCTGTTCAGCAGTCGACACAGGATGGCGGTTGGCTACTTGGCAGACCTGTTTCCAGCAGAGAAGAATTTTTGGCAATACCGTCTGACCTGTACGGCAGACCGACCTACTGCCCGGACTTGCGCAGCGGCGTGATCTACTGCAAGCGGCTGAACCCGGACACCTGTGAATCCTATGTACAGGAGTTTTACAGCCCTGAAGCGTGGCGGCAGATACAAGCACAACAAGCACAACAGGCACAGCAGACCGCTGCACCGACACAGCAGTATGTGCCTGTTGAAGAGTATAACGCCCTCGTCCACAGGCTGGATGAACTGGAAAAGTGGCAGAAGAGCTTCTCTAAGCCCACTACGACAGCAAAGAAAGGAGAATAACAATGTCCTCTCCGTTTGATATGATTACGCACAGTCCCATCATGCAGCTTGCGAACCTTGCTCGTGCCGGTCAGAACCCAATGGGACTTATCCAGCAGTTGAGCAGGCAGAATGCCCCCATCATGCAGGGCTTGAACCTGATTCAGGGTAAAAACGAAACGCAGCTCAGGACGATGGCGCAGAACCTCGCCAAAGAGCGGGGCATCGACCTGAACCAGCTGGCAAGCGTCCTGAACCTGACGCTACCCCGATAACGCATCCCTCTAAGCGAAACGCTTCTCAGTTTTGCGGACTTGATAAAAACCGCTTTTATTTGGCTTCGCCCACCGCACACGGCGGTGGGATAGCATAACGCAAAACTGAAAGGAGTTTTGTTATGGACGATTTTGCAACTGGCTATCTGGCTGGGCAGGACGGCGGCAATAACAACGGCGGTTTCTTCGGCAACGAAGGTCTGTGGGCGGTTATCATCCTCGCCATTATCTTCGGCTGGGGCAACGGCGGCTACGGCCGGAACGGCGGTGACAACGGCATGAACAGCTACATCCCCTATCTGGTGGGCACTGGCGCAACCGGTCAGGGCGGCGCAGATACTCGTGCGGCTCTGTCTGAGGGCTTCTACCAGCAGGACACTTCCCGTTCTCTGGCTGGCATCCAAAGCGGTATCTGTTCTCTGGGCTATGACCAGCTCGCACAGATGAACACTCTCAACGCTTCCGTTGCGGGCGGCTTTGCTGGTACTAATCAGGCGATCTGTCAGCTCGGCTACCAGAACGCACAGCTTGTGAACGGTCTGGAACGCAGCGTGTCCAACGGCGATAATGCCATCAGCCTTGCTATCATGCAGGAGGGCAACGCACGTCAGGCGGGTCAGACCGCACTTTCCACGCAGCTTGCATCTTGCTGCTGCGAGAACAAGCAGCTCATCGGCGACCTGAAGTACACCATTGCACAGCAGGACTGCGCTACCCGTCAGGCTATCGCAGACAACGCCCGTGCCATCGTGGACAACTGCAACGCCAACTTCCGCAGCATGATGGACTACTTCACGCAGGATAAGATTGCCACTCTGACCGCTGAGAACCAGAGCCTGAAGTTCGCCGCTTCTCAGGATCGTCAGAATGCGCTTCTGACCACCGTGATGTCCCAGCAGACCGATACCATCCTGAACCGGGTCAATCCTCGTCCGATTCCCGCTTATCAGGTGGCAAACCCCAACGTGGGCGTGAACTGCTGCGGCTGCTGCTAACCAACACACTCCCCGATAACACCGGGTGAACCATCGGGGCAGGGGTGAGACACCTCTGCCCCTGATTTTTTAGGAGGAAACTACTATGGCTTGCAAAACAAGCTGCAAACTCTGCCCGCACTTGGTCATCAGTCAGGCGGTCACGTTTGCCAACGACACGCTGACCATCAACATCCCTGCCGGTGCATACCAGAACGGAGAGAAGTATTGCATCGTGGTTGCTCAGAGCTTGCCGGACACGACCACCATCAACGCCCCTGTGGTCATTACCATAGGTGCTGGCACGACCGCATATCCTCTGACCGACTGCAACTGCGCTCAGGCAACAGCCGAGAGCATCCACACCCGCACCCGCTACGCTACCCGTGTGGCAACGTCTGCGACCGGCACCGGCGCGTTCAAGTATCTTGGCTGCTTCTGCCGCTCCCACGCCGGTGCGCCTGCGTCCATTTCTTGAGGAGGTATAGATTATGGGCAAGACTAATTTTCGCCGCATGATGATGCTCCGCGACCACGACAAAGACCGTGAGCCGGAACGTGACCGCCTTGAGGAAGAACGCGACCGCAGGGAGCGTGAGCTGGAACGCCGTCTGCGCAAGCTGGAAGATGGCAACGACCGCTATCCTTACTATCCGCAGGAGGAGAACCGCTACTTCGACCCCTACCCTATCCCCCGCTACCCTGACGTAGAGTATGGGCGCAAGATGCCGCAGATTGGCTTCTCGCAGAGCGAAGACTGGAACAAGCGGCCTGGGCAGTATGAGCATGGCGGTGCGGACAGCCGCTCCATCAAGATGCCACGCAAGCACCTCACCCACGATGAAGCAGAGGAATGGTGCGACAGCATGGTGAATGCTGACGGCACAAAAGGCTGTCACTGGACGCTGGAACAGACACAGGACGTTGCCAAGCAGCGCAACATCACCTGCGACCCGAACGATTTCTGGGCTGTTATGAACATGATGTACTCGGATTATTGTCAAGTCGCAAAGCGTCAATCCGTTGACACTCCGGGCTTCTACGCTGACATGGCAAAGGCGTTCCTTGATGACACGGACGCTGTGGACGGCAAGGCGTATCTCTACTGGAATTGCATTGCTGATAAGTAAAACAGAACCCCTGTACAGCCTTGATTGGTTGCACAGGGGTTTGTTCTTTAGCAAGTTCCTGTATCTCCGATTTTCTGTATGGTACTTTTAAGATTTGGAGCATCTGCTTCTGGCATTTTACGTTTGATGCCAATAATCGCTTGCGTGATTCCAGCTTTATTTAACTGGTTTACAGACTTACGGAATACAAAATCAATGTTCATATTCGCCTTGATTGTTCCGTCATCTTCAAGATAGCAGTTTGGAATCCACACGTTTTGATTACTACCGTTTATTTTGAAACGCTTTGCTTTGTAGCAACCGTAATCCTCTCTTACAATCAGCTCAACAGGAATGCCCTTATAATACTGCGTGTCAGTATTGTACTTTTCAGCCAGTTTTGCTTTACGTTTTGCTACCTCTGCGTTTATTTTGGCTTGTTCCTCTTTGCTTCTGTGCTTGCGTGGCTTGTATGTGCGCATTTTTCTCCTCTCACATAGATTATTCTTCTTTGATGTTCATTAGTATATACAACGGAACGAATCTTTTCCAACTACGGAAGTGTTTAGGATAACGCCTAACAAGATACCAATCGCCAAACAAATGGAAAGTTGTGTAGTATTTTGCAATTCTTGCAACTCTCTCTTGTTTCGTCATGTCAGTCCTCCAAGAAATCCTCCAACTCAATCTTCCCGTCTGCCGCAGCAGCAGCCAGAGCGTACACATACTGTCCAATCGTCATTCCGTGCCGTCTGGCTTCACGGTTGATGTACTTGCGTTCTTCCTCGCTCATAAGGATGGTAATGCGCTTAGAGCGCTTGCCGTCACCGCTTGCAACGCCTTGATGCGATTCCGGCATCGGGATTTTTTTCTTTGTCAAACCAGCTTCAGCTAGTGCGCCTGGAACATCGCCTTGTTCGATAAGACGTTGAACTTCCTTTGCCTGTTTCAGCTTCTTCGGCTTACCTTCGCTTACTACGGCATTGTTCGGCTGTGTTTCGCTGTCTTTGGCTTGCTTCGGCTTAATACTACTTAACTGTGCTTCATTAGGCTGTTCATGGCTGTCTGTGGCTTCACTAGGCTTAATCTGTGCTTGTTCGGCTTTGTTCGGCTTTGTTTGGCTTACTTCTTCTTCCTTTGGCTCACTTCGGCTTAATGTCTGCTCCGAAAAAATAGGCTGGAAATCAAAGCCGCCAAGCAAACCTGTGGATTTTTTGCTGGTTGATTTCATTTTTTTTCCGCCTCCATTCGTGCGCCACAACGCCCACAAAATCTTGTGTTGATATAGATATATGGGTCGCAATTATTATCACAATCCATAAGAGCATCACTTGGCCCCTTACAATCTTCGCATTCCCAATACCCAACTTGATTCCATCTCCAATGTGATATTGTTCGAACAACATTTTCGGTTTTAGCCATTTATATTCTCCTCGATAATTTTTCTCGCCAACTCCTTGAAATCCTCTGCGCTGGTACTCTTTGCCGTGTCGCCACTAAACAGGCTGTGACGCTCTGCCTGTGCCTTGCGAACGCCCATAGACGGTCTAATCTTCACTTCCAACAGCCTTGTTCCCATGCTTTGTGCAATCACAGGAAGCTGTTCTACAACCTCTTTGGATAGGTTCTCACGGCTCTTGTACTGGTTCAGAAGCAGACCTTCAATCTTCAAAGTCGGGTTAAAGTATCTGCGAACGTCACCGATGGTCTGCGAAAGTTGGCTCAATCCGGCAAGTGCATAGCGGTCTGCCGTAATAGGCACGATGATGCTGTTAGCGGCGATCAGAGCGTTCACAAGCGCAAGGCCAAGCTGCGGGGGAGTGTCCAGCACAATGTAATCGTACCGCTCAGACACGCTTTCAAGGGCTTCTCGCAGCCGGAAGTTCTTACCAATGTCCCGGACAAGCTGCTCGTCAATGTCCTTCAATGCGTTGTCTGACGGCAGAATGTCACCGGCTTCGCAGTGCTGGATTCCTTCTTCTACCGTACCCTGCCGGGTCATTACATCGAACAGGGTACATACGTCCTCTGTCTGTGCGCCGTAGGTGTCCGTTGCGTTGCACTGGGCATCGCAGTCCACCAGCAACACTTTCTTTCCAAGCAACTGCAACGCACCAGCCAGACAGGTGCTTGTTGTGGTCTTTCCTGTGCCGCCCTTCTGGTTGGCGACAGCTATGATTTTTGCCATTTTTTATTCTCCCCAGTCTATAAAATACCCGTTATAAACAAATTCTTTCGCTGCTTTACCAGCTTCGATCAGAGACTTCCCGGCTTCAATCGCTTCGTCAGGCGTTAGTTCGCTATAACTTTTCTGTGGAAAAACACTTACAGAAGCCTGATTTCCATGATGATTGAACCGAAACTGATAATCAAACTTCTTTTCAAGGTCAAGTTCCGCTTTATTCAAAACGGAGTAGGGAACTTTTGCCATTTTATCACTCTTTCCTTATTTTTTCGCCGGTTTCGGTTTCGGCATCCAATGGGTTATGTGAGAATCCTGTTCTTCAAAATAATAGAATCCATCTTCTGGCCAATAAAACGCCACTGCGCCTACATATTCGCGGCTACTAAGATAAAAAGCGTTGCTTTTTCTGTCGTAAACAGCAGCTTCAACCTCTTCAAGCGGAAAACTGTCCACGTCCGCAATTGACACAAGAACCGTCTCATCTCCATCTTCCGTATACGGAAGAGCGTCTTTCACACTTATCCACTCCGGATATGTGTCTGGCACTTCAAAGCTATCTGCGTCAATAGAATCAAGACAAGTCCCAATTCCACAAAGATACTCGCTGTCATTCGGACGATGAAGCGCTTCCACTTCGTTGTAATGGTTTTGCAGATAATTTCTTAGCTTGTCTGCATCAATCAGTCTCATACCTTCTCCTTTCTGCATCATCTGCTCAACGTGCTACGTCTTACTGCTCTTGTAACGCTTCAATGGAATAGAACGCTGGCATATACTTGTCTACGATACCCGCTTTGTCTACGCTTCTAATCAGATAGCCAACAGGTCTGTCGGGGAACGGCGTTCTGTTCAAAGACAGGATGTCCTTATACGCAGCCTTCACCGTATCGTAAACCGCTTCTCTGCGTCTCGGCAGCTTGATTTCAGGATGCTCTTTCTTCATCCACTTCTCAACCACTTTTGCCACGTCAATGCAGTCTTGCTTTTCCAGCTCGTCACACACAGACCAGTCAAAGTCCTCGTATCCGCTTCTGCGGGTCTTTCTGGCTGCTTTTTGAGGTTCGGTCGATACTTCGCTTGCCTGAGCTTCAATCAGCGTCTCAGACGCTTTAATTTTGGGCTTAAATTTGACCGCCACAGCCTTTCGTGCCACAAGAACCGGTTCATAGGTCACCACAATGTCCGACACGGCATTGATTTCATCTACTGCAACATCAAGCACTCGTTTGCGAAGGTTCTTGTAAACATCGTAGCTTGCTTCCATCGCACCAAGCTGTTCTCTCAACTTCTTCAGACTGATTTCATGCGGTTTGCTATCCATGTTCATCCAATCTCGAAGAATCGAATAAAGCAGGATGCTGTACTGAGACTTCATTCGTGACGTGTAACGCAGCCGATACCGAACATAGCCGCTTTCAGCAATGTCAAAGAAAATAGGTCGAAGGTCAGGGTTGCAAGTGATTGCAACAACATAAGACCTTGTTTCTGGCACATAGTCCAGTTTTGCCCTTGTGAAAAGGACAAAGCTCTCAAACGTGCCCTTCTCTTTGTCAATAGGAATTGACACCGTATTTCCCAGAAAGTGCTTGATCTGCGGCTCAATCCTTCGTGCGTCAAGGCTTTTTAACCCAAGCAGGTCTCTGTACTCTGCCAAAGTGAACTCCACACGGCTGCTGCTTGGGTCTCTCGGATTTATTCTTGACAAGTAAACCTCTAGCAACCGAAGTTCTCCTGCGGTGTAGTCCCTGAACTTCGCCCAAACAAGGGATTTGCTTTTCTCAACAAGGTTGTTGTCTGATATTTTTGGCATCTGCTCACTTCCTTTAATGGTCTGAAAACAGTATATCACAAGTAGGGGGACGTGTCAACAATTTTCGTCCCCCATGACTTGTCTTTTTGTCCCCCATAGGGTCGTCAAAACGTCCCCCATGACTTGTCAAAATGTCCCCCATGCTTTGTCATTTCGTCCCCCGTCTACCTATTATATATTAAACAAGAAATAAACAAGAGATTAAATATCATCGTTAAATAGGCGATGACGATAATTTTCAACAATTTCTTTGTTTTTCCATTCCAGCTTGTGGATAACTCAACCTTCCATTTGCTGAATAAAGTCTTTCCAGCAATGATTAGTTTTATCTAACGTGTACAAAAAGTGGATGAAAAACTTTTGAGCCGGTGTTATGGGGGACGGATTGACGATCCGATTAAATGCAAGCTACATATTATCGCTACTACGTTATTTATTCCGCGCAAATGTTGTCGGTTCATAGCCCATGGGGGACAAAATGACAAGGTAAAGGTATACCTAATCTGCATGAAACGTGGACAAAATGTTCTTCAAAAACTGCGATAATTCGACAATTAGCCGCTTATATTATTCGGATTCACGGTATAGGAATCGTTGGACTTCATAGCCGCTTCCGTTCCGGCATCCTGCGCCTGATAAAGAATCTCCATCTTCGGGGCGGTTCCGTTCGGGTCTGGGTCTGTTCCGGTAGCCTGCGCTATCTCATAGCTGCCCGATACCATCCGGCAAACAGAGACTCTGTCCTTCAATGGCGTATGGAGGTTTGCCAGAACTTCCGTCAGCACACCGATGTGGTCTGAACCATGATCTCCGTACCGCATATACAACAAGGCATCTATCTCGTAGGAAGAACACTCCATCATGGCATCTATGAGAATCTGCCGTTTCTCCATGTCGGAAAGGTCATCTTCAAGATGTTCAAGCAGCCCCGGATGAATGCAAGCGTTCATGTATCGAGCCACCGATACGCCGCAGCAGGTGAACCAACGCATAGCCATTGGCAGGGAAATGGCTGCCAGACCTTGCTCCCAGTTGGCAATCGTGCCACGATTCACTCCCATTCGTGCTGCTAATTTCTGCTGGCTTAAGCCGGAACGCATCCGTGCCATCTCTAATGCTTTGGCTGTTCTCACCAAATATTCATCCATAAATTCACGCCCTTTCAACAAAATTCCGCAAAACTGCTGGATTCGACAAGCCAAAAAATGGAAAAAGCTGCTATGGAGAACCAACAGCAGCCTGTGTTATAACTGTAACATCGAAAAAATAATCAAACAGGAGGTAACAACATGATTATCATTGACGGGATGCCCGCATCTGAACCGACCGAAAGCAAAACGCCAAAGCCGTGGGAGGACTAGTATATGAACCAAATCGACACCATGCTTATACCCTATGCCCGCCAGACCGCCTTGAAGCTGGTCTACAACCTTTCAAACAACGATGCCGATAAGTTTGCTTACGAAGAAGCGAAAGCCGTCCTAGAGCGTGCCGTAGCCGCCTTAGACGATGGGCGAGACCCGGGAGATAGCATCGAACGCATTAACGGACAGCTCGTAGAGCTGTGATTGGAGGAAAAATGGACTTTACGAACGGATTCTATAAAACCGAAAACCCTGTTGTTTTTGAAGAAGTGAAAACCTTCCTCCAGTCAATGGAACGACGTGGAGCAACCGTAAAAGACTTGGACGATGCCATTGTGCAGCTAAACAATGTTTCGCACAGCATCAGCACAAACGCTCTCGTCAAAGCAGATGTGCTAGACGATTTACCGGATAACCCTTTTCGTTCCATGCTTAACGGAATGTTACAAAGCAAAGGGTAACTTAAACTTAATGTGGCTCTTAATCATTGTCATTGCAATTTTTGGCTTCCCCGATGAAAAGTAACGGATGTGAAGAAAACATTCGATTTTTGCGAAGTTGTTCAAATTATATTGACTACACAACCAAAAGATGTATAATCATATCAAATGAACATTCGTATTTACTGATCGGGAGGATATGCTGCAATGAGCGAACAAGAAAAAGCGAAGATTGACCGATTTATTGCATGGCTGCTGGAACATCCTGAAAAGATTCCGGCAGCGGAACAAGCACTAGACCTAGAGTAACAGAGAATCCCTTGCGCAGAGCTATACCAGCCCGGCACAAGGGATTCTTTTTATTTTACCGGGTCAGAACCACTTCTTTTTTCGGTTTCTACGGTAACGATATTTTCTGCTGTTGCCATATAGTACACGGTTATTGCCTTTTAACAAGGCCTGCATGAACCAAAAGCAAAAGGCGCAGCCGCACAACAAGTAATACATGGGCTTACCTCACATCTTCTCGATCAGGTTCATCAGCGCTTCACGCTGCGCTGTCGGCATAGACTCAAGCTTTCTTCTAATCCGCTCCAATGCTGCATCAACTTCACTTTGCGGCTGCTGGGGCGGGTTTTCTTTTTGGTTGCCAGTGAGAAGGTAGTCAACCGTAACATTGAAATACTGTGCCAGCTTAACGGCATTTTGATTGGTCGGCTTTGCATCGTTCCCTGCATTTGCTTCGGTTCTCCAATAGCTATAAGCAGATTTCGGAACGCCAGCTTCAGTCAAAGCACGAGATGGCTTTACTCCCTTTTGCTCACATAGCCTTACGAAATTGTCAAAAAACACAAAACATACCTCCAGCGTTTGTACAAGATGACAAAGTTCTACCACTTGAACAAAAACACTTGAAAAGTTCTACTACTTGTGCTTTAATAAAGATACCGAGTTCAATCGGTAGAACAAATTAAAGGCTTTGAACAAATAGAAGAACGTTCGATAATGTTTTTGCTTGACACCATAATATTATCACATTCTTTCAAAAAGTTCAAGTATTAGAACAAGAAAGGAGAAAAAATTTGCTTCCTAAGTGGACAGGCGATGTTGTAGGAACGCTTCATGTTCACAATATCGAAATCAGAGAGCTTGCTGCAAAAATGGGATGCGCGCCGGAATACTTGGGGAAAATCCTGAACGGTAAGCGTGAGCCTAAAAATGCGGAAGCTAAGGTGAAAGAGGCTCTGAATGAGCTTGTAAAGGAAAGAAAGAAAAAATGAGAGAAATCGTACTATCTATGCAAAGCGGCGAGCCGGTGGCATCCAGCCGCCAGATTGCTGAGAACTTCGGCAAGGAGCACAAAAATGTGATACAGGCCGTCGCAAATCTCGTGGCTGAAAATTCAGCCGCCAAATCCATGTTCTACGAAACAACGTTTGAGAACCGCGGCAAGCAGTACCCCATGTACCTGATGAACCGGGACGGTTTCAGCCTGCTGGTGATGGGCTTTACCGGAAAGGCCGCTCTTGAGTGGAAGCTCAAGTACATTGCAGCGTTCAACGAGATGGAAAAGAAGCTGACCGAACAGCCGCAGCTCACCCGCTCGCAGCTCCTTGCAACCGCACTGATCGCAGCGCATGAGGAGCTGGAGGAGAAGGACAAGAGGATTGAACTTCTGACAGCCGACACGGAACGGATGAAGCCAAAAGAGATTTTCAGCGATGCAGTAAGCACCAGTCAAAACAGTATCCTGGTCGGTGAGCTGGCTAAACTGCTCAAGCAGAACGGCATCGAAATCGGCGAGAAACGGTTGTATGCCTGGATGCGTGAGAATGGTTATCTCATCAAGCGCAAGGGTGCTGATTGGAACAAGCCAACGCAGCGCAGCATGGAGATGAAGCTGTTCACCATCAAGGAAACGGTCATCTGCCACTCGGACGGACATACCAGTGTGAACACCACCACAAAGGTGACTGGCATCGGTCAGGTCTATTTCGTTAATCTCTTCTTAAAGACAGAGAAAAGCAAGAAAGAGGAGGGCTGAACATGGAGAAGACTATCACCTTAAAGGTAGACCTAGAGCACCCGAACGATGCTCGCCACGCCATTAACAAGGCTGTGGAAGCCTATGAGGAGGGCAAAAAGCACTGGGACGCTTTTGAACTTAACGAAGCCAAAAGCAAAGCACGAGATATTTTGTACGGCCTGTGCAACGATGGTTGCAGCATGATCTGGTCGGTCACCGATGGCGCTGTTGGGCTGACGATCTGGAACGATTTCAGAGAGCCAAGCGTTGGTCAGTGCTATATGACCGAAGAAGGGCTGTATGATATCTGGGTCGAAAGGCTGGTTGCACTGTGCATTGCCACAGGCCGGGAAGTCCCGAAGTTCATCACGGACAAGGCTGGTGAGTGCTGGTGACGAATTTTCGCAAGGCGCAAAGCCGCAGACGCAAATTAAAACTGGCGATGGCAGCTGGCATGTCCCGAAACGATGCCAACAAGTTTCTTTGGATGGAAAAGATGCTGAACCAGTGCTTTGAAAGGCATAACCGGGAAGCCAGACTGAAAGAGGAGATGCAGCGTGGAAGAAAAGTACTGTGAGCGCTGCGGTGTCTTTCTTGGCCTTGTAAATCCGTGCAAGAAATACTGTGAAGAATGTAAAATCATTGTTCGCAGAGAACGGCAGGCTCTTATAAAGAAAGGAATTAAGGCTAAGCCGGAACCGGCTTTATGCGCTTGGTGCAAGAAGCCAATGGTTCGGAAGGTCTGGTCTCAGAAGTATCACCCTGAATGTGCAGCAGATGCAAACAAGGCTTTGACCAAAAAGTACAAAGCCAAAAAGCAAAAAGAGCTGAATGAGCTAAAAGCATCTGGTGAGTTCAAAATTACTTGGGATGTGCAGAAGCCAGAACGTGCGAGACCTCAAAAGCACGAGCCTCCAAAGTATACCGTGCGACAGATGAACGATGCCGCAAAACGATACGGCATGAGCTACGGCCATTACAGTACTTTACTTGCACAGGGAAATGTGAAGGCCCCTGATGAACGGTAAATATTACGGTCAGCGGGAAATCCGGTGGCACAGCCAGGAGAAAGAACGGCTGGAACACATCAACAAGCGAAAGGAGAAAAATGAAAGCACTCGTGGAAATCGTCCTGATCTGGGGCATCGTCCTGGCATTGATTCTGGCAACGTTCCTGTTGAACTTCTGGCTGGTGCATCACATCGAACTCCTGGTCGGAGTTAAGGCGACATGGTACATCATAGGTGTTGGCGCTCTGATGGCAACCATCTGGATTTTCGGTGTTGGTAAAAAAGCATGACGCTGGAAGATGCAATGAGGGCCAGGTACTTCAACATCAACGACCTTAGCCGTAGATCGGGAGTATCAAGGCCGACGATTTACAGCATCTTGGGCAAGCGAAAGAAGCAGAAAAGTTCCGTTCGGGTCGATACGCTTCTAAAAATCGCAAAGGCCTTGAATGCAAAAATTGCCATTAGTGAAAACAAGCCAAGCGGATTTGATATTGTCTTAAAAGAGGTGAAGAGAAATGAAAACTGTTAAAGGCACTGTATTGTGCTTTATAAGCATATCCATCGCCGTTGCAGCACTTGGATGTGGAAACGCCATCAACGGTGCTTCCAATGGCTGGGGTATGCTTGGATATACGCTACTGTCCGTCTCAATGTTTTTTACTGCTTTGATTCTCGCTATTATCGGCGTTAGCGCGGAGAATGAGCGTATTGAACGTGAAAACCGTAAGATTAAGCGAGTGCACCACCACACCAACGAGTGGAGGGATGCTCAGTGAAATGCCCGATGTGCGGACAGGAAAGTGTTACGACCGTCGACACTAGAAACGAGGACGATTGCATTATTCGCAGAAAGCATTGCTTGAATAAAGAATGCGATTACCGGTGGTCTACTATCGAAATCGACACAAGCCAGTGGTACTCAGCTCTTCAAATCCAAGAGCACAGAAAACAGAGAGGACGGCCCAGAAAGAATGATTAGCGTGAACCTAGATAGATTCGGTGGCGTGACCGAGCCGGAGGACGGCGTGTACTTTATGACCAACAAGCAGATGGCAGAAGCGAAAGAAGCTGACCGGCTGGCAGCGATTGAGGACTTGCAGTCTGAGATTGAGGACAGGGAAGCAGAGCTGAAAGACCTCCGCGCACAGTTGGCATACCTGATTGCTGGTTGATTTTGTACAGCCAAGTTAAGCCGAAGCAAGAACAATGAAGCCTAATGAAGCCGAAGAAAGGAGAACGATTCCATGACCGATAAGGAACTTGTCGAGTATCTTTGCAAATGGTTTTATGTTGATTCTGGCGGTACGCTACACAGAAAAGACAGGAAAAACAGTGCAGGAAGCTACGATAAAGACGGTTATTTGATTGTAAAAATCAAAGGAAAACAATACAAAGCACACCGCCTTGTGTACGCACTTCATTATGGGCTAATGCCTATTGGAGTAATCGATCATATCAATGGAATCAGGACAGACAACAGGATTGAGAATCTTCGCTGCGTAACCCAAGCTGATAATGTTGCAAATACTGTTCAGGCCAGAAACGCTTTAACTGGCGAGTACGGAATCTACGAAGACCGTTCAACGAAAGGTTTGAAACGCAGATATTCGTTCCACTTTAGCGGAAAAACATACCGATTCAAGACCATAGAAGAAGCTAAGAAAGCAAAAGATGCTTTATGGAAGGAGAAATATGGAAACACTTGTGAAGCTTTCCAAAATTCAAGGCGAGCTGAAAGCCCCAAAAAGCCAGCGCAATTCTTTTGGTAAGTACAATTACCGCAGTTGCGAAGACATTCTGGAAGCAGTAAAACCCCTCCTTGCGAAATACGGAGCCTGTCTTGTTCTTGAAGACGAGCCTGTACAGAGTGGCGAGTACCACTATATCAAAGCGACTGCAACAATCTACGATTCGGAGACCGGAGACAAAATATCTAACACGGCATACGCCAGAGAGCCAAAGCAGCAATCTGGTATGTCAGATTCCCAACTTACCGGCACTGCAAGCAGCTACGCCAGAAAGTATGCTCTGAACGGTTTGTTCTGCATTGACGATACGAAGGACGCTGACACGGACGAGTACCAGAAGCAGACCACAAGCAGGACAAGCAAGCCTGTCCAAAAGCAAGCGGAGGCAGAAAATATTCCTCCGTGCGCTTGCTGCGGAAAGCAGTTACAGCCTATTCAGTACAACAACCGCACAGTCACTCCACTGGAAACTGCAAGAAGCACGAAGAAACGCTTTGGGCGTGTCCTGTGTTGGGACTGTGCCCAGAAACAGCCGAAGGAGGGCTAAACAATGCTCAACTCTATCGCAATTCAGGGGCGTCTGGTTCACACGCCTGAAGCTAAGGTCACGAAGTCCGGCAAGGATGTTTGCACGTTCAGCATTGCCTGCGACCGTCAGAGTGGTGGCCAGAAAGAAACCGACTTCTTTAACTGCACCGCATTTGGCAATACGGCACTGTTCGTTTCCAAGTGGTTCCAGAAGGGTAGCCTAATTCTGGTGACTGGCAGCATCCAGACCCGGAAGTATACCGACAAGCATGGAAACAACCGCACTGCAACGGAAATCATGGCGAACAAGGTTGACTTCTGCGGCGGCAAGTCTGACAGCAAGTCCGCCGATCGGGCGCAGGATGCGCCGCAAAATTACTCTCAGGGCAACACGGATGACTTCTCTGTGATTGACGATGATGGTTCGTTGCCCTTCTGATTGGAGATGCGCATGAATCGGGAAGAAAAAACGCATTGGACGCAAGATAAAATCTTGCTGTATGTGAAAGCCTGTATGTCTGCCACTGGTTTAACCAGAATGCCATCAAGAAGTAAATTGAGCGAGTATTACGGAAACGACAAGTTGACAAATGCAATTTGCCGTTTTCCGGGTGGCTATTACAAAATAGCTGAAATCCTTAATATCGAAATGAAAGAAAGCGAAACGCAATTCGGAAAGTATGGCGAAGACCTTGCTACAAAACTGCTGGAAGAACATGGATTTGCGGTTGAGCGAATGTCAACTAGATACGCCTATGACCTTTATGTTAATGGCAGCGTTAAGGTTGATGTGAAAACGGCAAGGCCGAGCAGAGCAAATAAGAGTTTTTGCTATTCGTTTAATCTTGAAAAACGATTCCCTACTTGCGATGTTTATTTTCTGATTGCAAAAAACGAAGAGAAGGAAAGCATTTATATAGTTCCTGCTTCCATCAACCAGACGCAGATTGGTCTTGGAACTGGAACGACTGTGTACAGCAAATATCAAGACCGATATGACATTATCACTGATATGAGCAAGGCTTTCGCTTCGGCAAAGTCCTGACCGCCTACCTTATATAAGAGCTGCGCTATCTGGCTGGACGGGCGTTTTGGAAAGATGAAACACTTGGGCGACATTACAAAGATTCACGGTGACAAGATAGAGCCTGTGGACTGCATCACATTCGGAAGCCCGTGTCAGGATCTGTCCATTGCTGGGCGCAGGGCAGGGCTTGCGGGAGAACGGTCTGGGCTGTTCATGGAAGCGGTTCGGATTATAAAAGAAATGAGGTCAAGTACAAATGGACTGTATCCAACTTTCGCTGTTTGGGAAAACGTGCCAGGAGCATTCAGCTCCAACGGAGGAGAAGATTTCAGAGCCGTGCTGGAAGAACTTGCCCGCGTTGAACAGCCAGACGTTTCAATTCCTCGACCTTCGAATAGGGGGGGCAGATGGAGCAAAGCTGGAGCAATCGCTGGAAACGGATGGTCTCTGGCTTGGCGACAGCTTGACGCTCAATATTGGGGAGTGCCCCAGAGAAGAAAACGTATCGCTCTTGTCGTGGATTTTGCAGGTCAACGCGCCGGAGAAATACTATTTGAGCGAACGAGCCTGTCAAGGCATCTTGATTCGCGCATCCCGACGTGGAAAGAAATTGCCGGACTTACTGCAAACTGCCCTGCTGGAAATGATGGAGTGGTGGGAGCCGGGCGCGGCCGCAAAGGCGATGGAGATGCTGATTGCAGAAGAACAAAAACGGATAAGACGGGAGAAGCTTGCCGCTCTGAACGAGAGGAAAGAACTGATAAGAGAGAAAGCGGAGAAGCAGCTGCGTACTCTCTTAAAATCCGCTCTGGCTGTGCCGGAGGAGGAAAGGGCGCACTTGTGCAAACAGAAAAAGTCGGGACGCTATCGACTCTCCAAGACCAGACGCTTTTCCAACTGGTGCAAGCCGGGGAGATAATCCCAATAAACACACAAATCGCTACAAGACACATTTCGATGGGAGAAAAAACAGGTCTTGGAGTTGGAAAGAATGGAGACCCGGCCTTTACTCTACAGGCACGGCATGAACACGGCGTGTGCTATTGCATTGCGGGAAACATTGTTGACAGAGCCGATACGGCAGGGGCGAACGGCTTGGGCGCAAAAGAAGAAGTGGGCTATACACTGAACACAATCGACCGTCATGCAGTTGCGTATTCCATAAATCCGTTGTCAAGTAACAGCATGAAATCGGCAAATCCGTACAGCGGGTTCAATGAAACAGGTGTAAGTAAAACGCTCGACTGCTCTGACGCAAACCCAACGAAGAATCAGGGAGGACTTGTCATCGTTCAGCCGATTCCGATTCAAGACAAAACAGGAACTCTTTCGCCAGGCGCTCACGCTGGAAGTTACAATGGACAGGATGCTTACAACGATATGCTGGTAAGGTGCAGAGTTTTTGACGCAAGAGGTAATGGAAATGGAAAGACGGTTCCGACCATTACGGGAGACCACGAAAGCAGAATCACTGATTATACAGCCATTGCGGTTGAACACGCTGGCTGTTTGACACCGTGGGATGTTCAGAGCCGCAGGATTTTTTCTGAATACGGGAAATGGCCGGCGTTGTATAGCGGAGAAGGCGGCGGACATGGATATGTGTTTACACTCCGATGGATTGTACGCCGCCTAACACCTGTTGAATGCGAACGCCTGCAAGGCTACCCGGACGGATGGACTGACATTGGTGATTGGACAGACAGTAAGGGCAAGAAACACAAGTGCGCTGACAGCCCACGGTACAAGGCTTTGGGCAACTCAATCGCTTTGCCACAATGGTTTTGGCTGGTGCAGAGGATGCGCCCGTACCTGAAAGAAAAGCCTAAACTGGGCAGTCTGTTCGATGGTATAGGTGGTTTCCCTCTGGTCTGGCAAAGAGCATACGGAGATGGAACCGCACGGTGGGCAAGCGAAGTCGATAACTTTTGCATTGCGATTACGAGAAAGAGGTTTCCTGATGTGGAAGAAAGTTGATGGCTTTCCAAATTATGAAGTAAGCGATATCGGAGAAATCAAAAACACTAAGACAGGGAAAGTTTTGGCTCCTAAAAAATCTAAAGATGGATATTTAAGAGTGACATTGTCCGATAACGGATTTCAGAAAACAACTGGGATTCATAGGCTTGTTGCGATTGCGTTTATCCAAAATCCAGAAAACAAGGCTACCGTAAATCATAAAAATGAAATAAAAAATGATAATAGAGCCGAAAACTTAGAGTGGGCAACAAATGCAGAACAGAATGCTTACGGGACAAGAACGATAAGAGCAATGGCTCACACAGACTGGAAGAAACGAACGTCAAAAATGAACTACAAAGAAATCTCTAAAAAACATGACTATTCAAGTTCAAGAATGTGTGGCAGAAAAGCAGTTGATGTTTATAAGAATGGCATATTTATAAAAAGATGCAAATCGCAGAAAGATGCGTCGAAAGAAACTGGCGTAAGCGTATCGCAAATTAGTTGTTGTGCAAAAGGGCAGAAGAAAAGCTGTAAGGGATACGAATTTCAGAGGATTGAAGAGTTCCCGATGGCTGTAACAAAAAGGAGATTCGGCGAAGAATGATTACCTGTTGTCTCAATTGCACATCACGCCACCAAGCCTGCCACGACACTTGCGAGAAGTACAAGGCAGAGAAGAAAGACTTCGAGGAGCGCAAAGCGTTCGTGTATGAGCTGAACCACAGCCAGAGCGTGTACCACCGTGATTATGAGGACAAGCACCGGGAAAAAGGCAAGAAACGGTTTCTCGGGAGTGAATTTAGAGGTGAACGATAAATGGGAGCTTTTGTTGCAAGACAGCCTAATGGTCTGTTGTGCAGGTTTTCTTCGGTTGTGGATTGCATTACAGATTACAACATGACAGAAGATGATTACATCGAAATGTGTGCCGAAAAGGCACGAGAAGAAGCAAGAGATGTTCTTGACCATTATATTGAGCCGTTTGAGATTGTTGACAGGTGTTTCTTTCCGAACAACATGACTACTGAAGAACACAAGCGAATCATGAAGGAAATGGAAAAACCTGCTGACAAGGCAACTCATATTCCATGAATTTAGAGGTGAACAAGGATGAAAAGAAAGTATAAGCCGGGCGGTTACATCATTTCACTTGATGACTTGATGAAGCAGGAGTTTGTTTACTGCGCCGGAAAACTTGTTCACAAAGGCTGGTTTGGTAGCTGGCAACTGCGATATGCAAATAGCGAACTTGCTCGACTGCGTATCAGAGAAGCCAAAAAAATCGAGGGCAACGAATGAACACCGGCAAGCAGTTTGAAGCAGACTTCAAAGCATCCATCCCATCCGATGCGTGGTGCTACCGGCTGAAGGACAGCGCTGCTACCTACTACGGCGGCAACGAGAACCTGTCCTTTTCCATCGACAATATTTGCGACTTCCTTGTGTACCGATACCCGATGAACCATCTGTTTGAACTGAAAACTATCGAAACGCCCTCTATCCCTCTTGAAAAGGTGTTCGGAAAGTACGACAAGACAAAGTGCAAATACCGCAAGGAAAAGCACATCACGGACATGGTAGATGCAATGGGGTACAGCGGTCAGACCGCCCATGTGATAGTCAATTACAGGGCGGTCAACCGCACCTTTGCAATTCCTGCCAACAAGGTTCTGGCGTTCCGCTACAACGAGAGCCGCAAAAGCATCCCTTGGCAGTGGGCAGAGCAAGAAGGGATAGAGGTCAAAGCAAAGAGGCTGCGTGTCCATTGGCGGTATGACGTGGATGCGCTGATAAAAAGATTGGAGAATAAAAATGACAATGGTATGCGATAGGTGTGGCGAAACGTTTACGCTTGAAGAATGGAACAAAATGAATAGGAAAATTGAAGTTCGGCCAATAATTGACGGGGAAGAAGGGTGGGGCATTCTTCTTTGCCCCTCTTGCATGGCAAAGCTGAACGACTGGCTAAAAGGAGAACAGAAATGAGTAAGAAAGTTTCAGACATCCTGCCTAAGACCGAAATCTTGGCGCAGTTGGCAGAAGAAGCGTCCGAACTGGCACAGGCTGCGTTGAAGCTGCGCCGTGCGCTGGATGGAACGAACCCGACACCGAAGAGCGTTGAAGAGTGCCGGAACGCATTTGAAGAAGAGTACGCAGACGTTGTGAACTGCATTATTGCGTTGGACATGGACGATGTAGCCTTTGATCGGATGCGGAAAATGCAGTACGAAAAGGAAGTCCGCTGGCTTTCTCGCCTTGAAGCAAAGGAGAATAAAAATGACTGAATATCATGTTGGATGCGGACTGTTTGGAAATGTCTACGCTGGGACTTATGCCCCACCCCGCAAGGATGGCTTACAGGCATGGCGCAACAAGTCAGATGTGACAAGCGAAGCTGTCGAAGCGGTCATGGGGCATTTCGTCACGGAAATGATGCGTGAAAACAAGACCGAAATTCAAAAGGCATGGAAAGTCCGTGGTGGCAAAACGCTGAAAGTCACGTTTGAACTTTCCACCGACAAGGAGCAGTCGGATGAATAAATTCGGAAACTGCCCTCTGTGTGGCAAACAAGTAAAGCCGACCAACCTCCGCAAAATCGCACGGCAGAACCAGTTGTACGGCTTCCACATGGCTCTGGATGGCATAGCCGCCACATGGGGCGCACTGATTCAGAACCTTCGGTGCGATGCAGACCTGACCGATGAACAGGTGCAGAAAATCATCCGCATCGGTGACAGGTACTGGGAGATGGTTGGGCAGTTCAAGAACGAGGACATGACGCCTGACGAGTTTGCTGATTACATCACCGCAAAGTCAGAACAGGTCGAAAAAGAGCTGAGAGAAAGGTGGAGCTAACAATGTTTGAATTTGCAACTCGCTGGCTGGTCTGCTTAGTCCTGCTGGCGGTAGTAGTTCGGTCTGAACGGACAATCAAAGATATGGCAGACAGGCTGTTTGAAGAACAGCAGGCAATGCTCGTCTGGCTGTTCGTCAACGTGTGTCTGGTCGCTTGCACGGCTGTTGCGATGGGGTGGAGGTAAAAACATGAACAGATATGACATTGAAAAGAGGATGGAAAGAAGCCGTAGAAAGTTTGCGATTCTGCAAGGCGTTGTAATCGCTTTTATTGCAGTCACGGCAGTATCGTCTATCGTACTTTCTATCTTTATGTATAAGGGGTTGTTTTCCGCAGATATTCCAGAATGGATGAAGTGGGCGTTTGTATTTCTTGGGAGGTAAAGATGGAAATTCGTGGAGAGCGTGATAATCAGGTGGTTCGTTTTGATTCGCTTAAGATTGGAGAACCGTTTTATTACAAAAAAGACCTCTTAATGAGAATAAATAGTATTACGGACGTTTCCTTATTTAGAGAAGCAATAACGTATAATTGCGTGTTTCTCAGTAACGGCAGACCTGCGTGTTTCAAAGATAATACGATGGTCAGAATTGCAAAGGTTCATATCGAAAAGGAGTACTGATGGACAACGAACTTTACTGCCCAATGAAGATGACCAGCAACCCGCTTGGTCGGTGCGTCTGTGAGAAAGAAAAGTGTGCTTGGTGGCGGCAGTTGGACGGTTGCTGTGCAGTCTGGTGGATTGCAACCGAGCTGGATAAAATCGAAACGAAAATGAAGAGGTGATAACTCTTGGCAACACCCCCGAAGCGTGGTCGTGGCAGACCGCCGCTGACCGAAGCTGAAAAGAAAAAGCGTGAGAAGCGAGCGCAAAAGGCAAAAGAGCAAGCCGCTGCGAAGCGTGAGAAAGAGCGTGAAAAGAAGAAGCAACAGATGCTTAACAAACGGAAGTCTATCCGATCACAGGTGAGTAAAAAAGTGAAAGAACAGCAGGAGTTAGCGATCACGAGGTCTAAGATGATGAACACAGGCGATTTGCAGTCGAGAATTGGTGACGAAGAGGACAAGAAAGTTGTCGGCATGATTGCAGCCAAGTATTTTGGCGACCTTCCGAGCGTGGACATGAACAACCCGATTGAAGTGCAGCAACGCCTTGATTTCTTCTTTGACGCTTGCATCGAAGCAAGAATATCCCCTGTGGTGGAATGGATTGCACTGGTGTTGGGCATCGAATGGCCTAGCCTGAGACAGATTATGACAGGCAAGCGCCGTGACGACAGCTTGCAGCAGAAGTACATTCTGAAGCTGATTCTGCAAATGCAGTCCATGTGGGCGTACAACGGTATGTACGGTCAGGAGAATCCGGCAGAGTGGATTTTCCGAGCTAAGAACTACTTTGGTATGCGTGACAACGTGGAAGTTACCGTTGCACCGCCTGAACAACCGTTGGGCGATGCCCAGAGCGCAGAGCAGCTCGCCCAGAAGTACCAGACGGCTTTGCCAAAAGAGATTGATGTGGAGTTTAAGGACGTGACGGAAAATGAGCAGCAAAGCGTTACGGCAGATGTATAAAGAACATCACATCTGCATCCATTGCGGTCAGAACGATGCAATGCCGGGCAGAGTATCGTGTGCGGAGTGTTTGACAAAAGACCTCGAAAGACACACGAAAACATACGAAAACCTTTCAAGCGAAATGAAAGCTGCGTATCTGCAAAAATGCAATGAGCGACAACGTGAAAAGCGCAAAAGGCTGGCTGCGAAAGGAATTTGCACCATTTGCCTGAAACGTCCGATGTCAAAAGGCTATCGCTCTTGCATCGAGTGCCGAACAAAGGATGCTCAAAAGAGAGCGAGAAACAGCAAGGAATACAGAAGGACATCTGGCACTTGCGCCTATTGCGATGAACCACAAATTCCCGGCAAGCGTTGCTGTCCGAAGCACTATGCAAGCCGCATTGTTGGCATCACAAAATGTAGGCAGTCAGAGGGCTTTCGGCTATCACAAATCGAACAAAAAAAGCGCATAAACGTCTTTTGGAGAGAAATGGAATGGGAAAGAAATCAAAGAATGAAGCAACCACAATGGATACACCCCTGACCCCGTTGATTGACTTCTCCGACCCATGCCTACGCACGTTTCTGCCTATCCTCTTGCAAGACCACACGACAGGAAAGAACATCATTTGGGCGACAGACCCGCCGCCTGAGCTTGGCGTTGGCTTTGCGGATGAAATCACGCTGGAACAGCTGGGCAAGGTTCAACTTGTTCCTCGTGTGCAGAAACGGCTTGCAGACCAGAAGAAGCGCACCAGCAAGAAAGCAGAGGTGTTTACGCCGACTTGGGTTTGTAAAAAGATGACAGACGTTGCCGAAAACGACCTGAAGGGCGAGGACTGGAAGGAGTACATCAACAAGACTTGTCTTGAAGTTACCTGCGGAGAAGCGCCGTTCCTGACAAGCCGATACGATACCACCACAGGGAAGATGATGGCCGTGCCGGACAGAATCGGTCTGCTTGATAGGAAGCTAAATGTTCTGGCAGAGCAGTTCCATGACTACGATATGTGGATGTGCTGGGCAATCAGTGCCTACGCATCGACATACGGCTATGAGTGGCAGGGAGACAACCTCTTGCTGGCAAGGTGCAACCTATTTCTGACGCTGATCGAAAATTTTAGGTATCGGTTTGATGCTGAAAAGCTGGAAATTGGCTTCATGCCCATTTTTCTTGATTGCATCGCAGACACCATCTCATGGAACGTCTGGCAGATGGATGGGCTGAAAAAGACTGTGCCAGGCACGGACATTCCATGCAAAATCAAAGACTGGAAAGCCGACAAAGAAATCTTGTTCAAGGATGTTGGGGAGGACGACTAATGCAAACTGACAGAGGAATCTACCACAAGCGAGTATGCGACCGCTGCGGAGCAGTTCTGGGCTGCAGGGTGATGAACCCTGACGAATACTTCAAAGGCTGGGGATGGCGCAGGGACACCGGCGATTTGTGCCCGGAGTGCTATGAGGAGTATAAGAGAGTGATCGGACGGTTCAACGCCAACAGAAGGAGAAAGAGAGAGGAGAGATAATGGATGTTTACTGTACCACAGAACATTGCTCTTGCATGGGCATCAAGCAGTTTTCTGCTGGCAAGGCTATCCGATGCACAGCAGAATCCTGTAAGAACAAATCTGAGACGTCCTGTGGCTCTTGCAAATGGTACGCAGAGCCGGAGGGCGTGTGCGTGAACGACCAGTCAGAACACGTTGCAGACTTCGTGTGGGACGAACGCGGGTGCAAGGAATGGGAGAAGAAAAATGAGCTATGATATTTCACTTTGTGACCCTGTAACGCACAAACCGCTCAAAGCGGATAGTACGCATTTTATCGCTGGTGGTATGCGCGCTATGGGCGGAACGAAAGAACTGTGGCTCAACGTCACCTATAATTACGGTCACTTCTATTATCAACCGGAAGTGTTTGGTGAGAACGGCATCCGCTCTATCTATGGCAAAACAGGCGCAGAAAGCATTCCAATGCTTGAAAAGGCCATCTCCGCACTAGGTGACGATGTGGACGATAGCGACTACTGGAACGCCACAGAGGGCAACGCCAAACGCGCTTTGTATGGTTTGCTGGCGTTTGCAAAGATGCGGCCTGACGGTGTATGGGACGGAGATTGAAGGGAGAAAGGGCAATGCCGATATATGAAGTTGCTTTAGGCATCGTTTTGACAACGATGGTGGGTATATTGTTTGTATCTCCCATTTATCTGTTTGAACGATATATCCTTTGGAACACTTTGGATGAATATATTGACAGCACTGTTATCAAGGCTGTTGCTTGTGTGGTTATCAATGTTGCTATTTTCTTAATTGGATGTGTAGTCGTTCTTGTTACTGCGGGGTATAAAAATGGCTAATACCATTTGGCATCCGGCAAGCGAACCGCGGCACCTTTGTTGCTTGCAACTAAGAAAACGTGGCGTGACAAAAATGGAAATTTGTTGCAAGGAATCTCGCCGACAGCGTACTTTCTTGGCTGTTACGCAGACGGTCAGTTCTGGGATGAGATAGGCGAGAGACTGCCAAAAGATGTGACGGTGACGTATTGGATGGCGTTTCCGATGGTATAGGAGGGCTTATGGAAAACAATATCGTTGTTACGCAAGATATGATTGACGCATTCACGACAGAAATGCAGGAAGCGTACCGTAAGTACGGCGATGACGAGGAAATTGTTCATAGCATTATGGACGGCATCATGTGCGAAACCTTAGAAAAGCTGGGATTTGCGAAAGGCGTGGAAATCTTTAACGAAGCACCGAAATGGTATGCGTAAGGAGCAGTAAACATGACGAACAAAAAGTTTGGCATCATCATTATGGACTTGAGCCTTTTCGACTTTGGGCCGAAGCCGCCTTGTGGATACATTAAGGCGAAGCATATCCGCCCAGCGTACGGCAAAGGCGCAAGGCCTGTCAAGGCACATAAGCGAATCACGAGAACAAGAGAGGGATTTAGAAAGTGACAGAACTCAAGAGATGTCCGTTCTGTGGCGCGGGACCACCGACTGTAAAAGTGATTCATCCACTTAACGTTGACATGGCTAGTTGGGTAGTCTGCGGGAAATGCGGGGTGAGCACTTCTGCAACATTTGGCAAGGGAAAAGCCATCGAAGCATGGAACAAACGCTATAAAGAGGACTGAGTATGGACAAAAAACGAGACAGCTTTACATTCCAACGATACTACTTTGAAGCCATCTCCACACTCAAAAGTAAAGAGAAGTTGGAACTCTACGATGCAATCTGTGCATACGTTTTTGAAGAAAAAGACGAAACTTTGAACTCAAAAAAAGCAGAATCTTGTTTCATTTTGATTAAACATCTGCTCGATGAAGAATCGAAAAGAAGCGATATTGCGTCAAAAGGATGGTCTACACGAAAGTCAGCTCATCCTCATGTCATAAATGAGATGAAAGTCAGCTCATCTATGAGTTCAAAGTCAGATGACAATGAGCCCATTGTATCAACTGACAGTCAGATGAACGTCAAGACCCTGCCGGAGAGTGCAGTCAAAAAGAAACCTGAAATCTTCTCCGACTTTGCTCATGGCGATAAAGCCCTGCTGGAATCCCTGCGAGAGTTCGCACAGATGCGTACAAGAATCAAAAAGCCTATGACAGACCGGGCGAAACAGATGCTCTGCAACAAGCTGGAAAAGTTTGATCGGCATGATTGGAAAGCCATTCTCGACCAGAGCATCTATGCCGGGTGGCAGGACATTTACGCATTGAAACAGGATGACCAGTACGAGCAAAGTGCGGAGATGGAGTTTCCTAGACTATGACAATGGACGTTCAAACGGTATTTATCGGTGCGCTGATGCTCTGCAAGCCGGGCGTTGTGGATGAAATCATACCAGACCTTGAACTTGACTTGTTCAGGCCTGAGCTGAAAGACGCTTTTGCGGCTGTTCAGGGCTATTGGACGGCTAGGGGTAAGATAGATATAGTCGAGATAAACACGCAGCACCCAGACGTAGCGCAGACGCTCTTGGCGTGTGTACAAACCTGTGAATCAGAGTGTGTGCGAATCGACAGGGAGCAGATGCAGCGTTGGACACAGCTTATCAGAGAACAAGCTGCACTCACTCGTGTGCAAGGTCTGGCATTTCAGATGACCAGCGAGCTTACCGACTATTCTGATCTATCAGACATTTACCAGCAGATGGGCGAGGCAATGAGCCTGAAAGCTGAGGAAGAAGATGCGTGGACATACGAGGATGTGCTGAACGACTATGTGCTTCACATGGACGAGAAGCCTGTGTATATCAAGACAGGCCTAGAGCGTCTGGATGAAGCGCTGCACATCTCACCGGGCGATTTCATCATCATCGGCGGCAGACCATCTGCGGGCAAGACAGCCCTGTCCTTGCAAATAGCAGCAAGCATGGCAAAGCAGGGCTACATCGTGTACTATTTCAGCTTAGAAACCAGCAAACGCAAGCTGGGCGCACGTCTGATGGCCAATCAAATATACTGCCCTCTGGACACGGTGAAAAATAAGGCGGTCAGCTTGAATGAGATTGACGGACAGGCAAAAAACATGAAGATGCCCCTATATATCCGCTCCGCTGCCGGAAAGAACGTGGCGTGGATGAAGGCTCAGGCTCTCCGTAAAAAGGCTCAAATCATCTTCGTAGACTATCTTCAACTCATCCACGAAACAGGCGCAAAGGACAGATATGCCGCCATTACGGCCATATCCATTGCCCTGCACGAACTTGCACAGACCACAGGCATTGTCGTGGTGGCACTGGCACAGCTCAATCGAAACCCATCCAAGCCCGGAGCAGTGCCTACTAATTCCGACTTGCGAGAGAGCGGACAGATTGAACAGGACGCTGATGCAATCATCCTTTTGTCCGGCGATAACCCCGACAAGTACCTGTTCCGGCTAAGCAAGAACAAGGAAGGCGAGATAGGCGACCTTCCCATTACGTTTAACAAGCAAATTCAACGGTTCCAAGAGTATACTTGGATGGACTGAAAGGAGAAACACATGGATACATTGGAGAAGTTCATAGACAACGTACAAGCAGGAAAGGGAAAATACGGTCTGTGTGATGCTTGCCTGAACCGTCAAGGAGACTACTGCTTGTTTTACAATTTGTATCGGCGAAACGAAAACGGAAAGCATACTGTAACGGCTCAAAAACTCGAAAGGGTAGAACGATGCAACTCTTTTAACTATGCTGGATGGCTGATATAAGCCTATAATCGCTTCTGCGCTCGTATCATCCAAGTAGAATAGGCAAAAAAAAAAAAAAGATAACAAGGTCTGGGCGATAAAGTTATCGTCTAAACCCTATAAATATTTTTTATCAATCAACAAACGGAGGAAAACGATTATGAAAAAGATTTTGACCGTATGCGTGTCCGCTCTCACGCTCATTATGCTGATGACTGGATGCAACAAACAGGTGGTAAACCTGACGTATAGCTACTCATGGGCACAGCTGAAAATGCCTGATGGAACGATTGTTGAGGGCAAGCTGAATAGTTGGGACGATTACGAGGGCGACCAGCTGCAAGTAAAGATTGACGGTGTGACCTATCTGGTTCATTCGTCCGACGTGGTCTTGCGGCATTGAAAGCGAATACGGAATCTAAGTGCATGGGCTGTCAGCAATGGCAGCCTTTTGCATATACGTGCACAGAAACCCTACAAACGCTTTTGGCGTCAGATGACAAACTCATCGACCGAATACAGAAAAAGGCTCTGGCACGGCTCTACGGGGCTGTAAGCGCATTGTAGATGTCTACGACTATTGCAGGAGGAGAAAATGAAATACATGACAGGCGATACAAAGGTCAATGGGTACATGGCTTACCCTCGATTCCTCTCGACTATTGGCGTTAGCCCAACAGAGAAAATTGTTTACATTTACCTGTTCAATCGTGCAAGGTCATCACAGAGGGCAAGCAGAAGCGGAAAGTTTGCTGACCAACTAGGGCGAGTATACATCGTGTATCCCATCAAAGACCTTGCTGCCGATACTGGATTCACGGAACGATGGGTCAAGAAGTCTCTGAAAGAACTGGAAGAAGCCGGGTTGATCGAGCGCAAGCGTGAAGGCAAGAACAAGCCCGATAAGATATACGTCAAAGTGCCGGAAGAATCTTCAAAGAGCGAAAAGGGAGGTGAACAATCATTCACCTCTGAGGGGAACGATGCTTCACCTGTGAGGGGAACAATCGTTCACCTCCTTAATATAGAAGAAAAGAAAAGAAAAAAAGTTATTAAGAAAGCGGGCGACCCGCCCGATGGGAACGCCATCACGCCGGACTTCGAGGATGTGAGCGAGTATTTTTTGGATGCTGGATGTGAAAACAGGCTTGCCAGCAGGTTCATGAACTACTATGAGGGAACAGGCTGGATGACAAAGACCGGAAAGCCTATAACAAACTGGAAGGCCTTTGCTGATATGTGGATTGACAGAGAGCAAGAGAAGCAACAGTACAGTGAACCAGAGTTCAATCGCTTGTAAAGGTTCTTTCCCCCTACAACCCTCTATTTCCAAAGCCATACCGTTAGCCAGCAGAGCAGACCGTAAACGAGAACTGACGTGAGGTTCGGACTGGTGGATAGTCTACGACTATTTCACATGGAGAATTGACTTCATTTTGCAGTTGATTGAATATGTAGAAATGTTGCATAGACTATTCCTAGCAGAATGCTATGGATTGAACGATATACCATAGCGTGTTACTGGGAATTAAATCGAGTACGAACAGACCGAATTTTATGATACGACTATTCCAGTAGAATAATCCCTAGATAGTTACTAGGATATATAAACTTATATTATAATAAGTACGGTTGGCATACGAATTTGGTATGGCTAGGCGAGAATAAAATTGACAGGTGTCTTGACACATATTGATTTTTGGGTGGTCGGATGACTTAGCGACTATCGCATCTCTCTTTTCCTAAAAGGCGAACGACTATTTCACAAAAAATACACGACTATTTGACGATGGTTCGCAAGAAAACGCTACGACTATTCCAGCCGGAACGCTGCGACTATTGCTCGCCCTTATTGGCTATCGGGCGAAAGCCCGAAAAAAGATGCGGCGGTAAGCCGCCAGTGGTTCCGCGCCGCCCGCCGCGCCCCTGCCGCTGGACTGCCCCGCCGGGTGGAGGGTGCCGGGCTGACCAGGTGCCAGATCTCCAGCTACCAGGCGCTGACCCTGCACAGGATGCAAGCCGGATGCACTGACCCGCCGCCGCTGGCGTGGTCTGCGCTATGCTGTACCGCCGGGCATGGATCTATAACGGGGGTGCGCCGCTGCATCCTTATATACCTTATTATAATAGGGCGGCTGTGCTGGTCTGTACAGCGTCCGGCATGGCGGTGGTATCTGGTATCAATAGAGGTGCTGCGCTTGACGGTATGCCATCCGGCGTGTCGCAGGCGATATATAGGCGGCTTGTGCGGCTGCTGTATTGTGTGCGCTGGAATGGTCAAATTAACGGAAACGCTACTGTAAAGCCCTGTAAAGGCTTTTGACGTTTTGGCTGTATAATTGCATGGATGGAATAAAGGCCGCTGTAAACGCTTGCATGTGGCTGATACGTTGCAGGCCAAAAAAGAAAAGCCCTGCACCCTCAGCAGGTGCAAGGCAAAAGAAAAGCCCCGCCAGCGTGGGCGGGGTTGAGAATTTTATTAGTGCCATTCAATCAAGCGTTTTGTGCGTTTCAGTCCTGCTAACGTATAATCCCCGCTGACATTATCCCACACACGGGAGCGGGTGTTATAGGCGTATGGATAAAGCGTTGTCTGATTTGCGCTATCCCAATTTACGGCGTGATGTACTTTTCCGGTTTCGTCATCCACATAAATGCTAAGGCCGTTGATTTCGTGCTCTGTATAGGTTTTCATAATGACACTCGCTTTCTGGGCTTTTTGCCCTTTTTTACAGTATATCATATCACAGGCCCCAAAAACAGGACTTGCAAAAATATTTTTGCCCTTTTGGGTAATGGGGCGGGGTTGCTTTACGGTGCAGCCCCGCTAAAGTGTCCGATCTGGTCATTTGCTCGCTTTAAACAGCGCCGAAAAAAACCAGAAGAAAAACAGAAGTGCGGATAATATCACAGCTTGCACCCCCTTATACCACGCTAAAACGCTTGTAGGTGGTTTTGCTGCTGCACTCTGCGTATACATCCGGGTGCAGCGTCTTCAAAAGCTTGCTATCAAGCCGGACGCTCTGAACGTCCTTATAAATGGCTTTTGCGGTGCCTTGCGCCATCTCCGGCGCACCCTGCATCATGGCGATAATGTCCGCCTTGATGCTTTCGTTCATTGCTTCCAGCTCTTCCAAAAGTCGCTTGTTTTCGCGGTATTCGTTCACTTTTTCTTCGAACAACGTCATTTTTTAGCCCTCCTTAGCTGTTAAGAAATGCGATCATAACCAGCGCCCCGGAAATCATGCCGCCCACGTACCAGAGGGCTGCCCACTGGGTAAAGTCAAGAGCAATCATCTTTATACCTCCGCATTTTTGCCGTTGGGGTTAATCCAATCGTTTTTTATGTCGTACCGCTTGCAATAGCGATAAAGGTTAATCAGTTGCACAAAATCGCCAGCGCTTATATATGCTTCGTTGTCCGGCGCATCAAGAGAGCAAATAAGGGTCGTTCCGTTATCCTCCCGCTGCACAAGTTCCAATTTTCTACCATTGTTTACTTCAAATACAAGCTTGTTCATATTTATACCCTCCATTAAAACCAGTACAATAAATTCATATCAGTACCCGGCTTTGTGATTTCTCGGATGCAAGGATACAAGCCGTAATTGTCAATCTGCAAACCGTATTCTTTAAGTTCTTTATCAAGCTTTACACGCCGTTTTGCAAGCTGAGCCTGCCGAGTTTTTAGCCACTTGGAATTATAATAGCGGCTGTCGTTGTCAAGCTCCCATGTTCTTGCATCTGCAAGCCCCCAACGTTGCACGCTGTCAAGGAGCTTTCTTGCTTTTTCGTATGCCTCAGTGGGCACGCGGTCAGCGGCTTTATCTGCGGCAGTTGTAAGCGCGTCAAGCGTGGCAAGATCAAACGCGGCGCGGGCTCTGTTGTACCATACACACGCGCGATGGCTGCGGCCTTCGTAATCTCCCGGAATGGGGCGGGCGGTATAATCGATCTCTTTATTGTTCATCATGGTTTTTGTCCTCCTGTTTTGTGGTGGTGTAACACGTTCTTGTGTTGTCTATATAGTAACACGTTCTTGTGTTGATGTCAATGGTTTTGCACACATTCTTGTGTTGAAAATCGTTCATGTTTGAGTGTGTACAAATCTGCACAGTTTCGGACACACTCCAGCACTGCACCACCGTCCTGATCTGCCCCGCGTGTCCTGTCTGGTATCGAATGCAGACCGGTGCGCCGTGTCTTGCATGGTCTGCCCTGCCGCCTGTGATGTGCAACCCGTCCGGGTGCGCTGGGTCTGGCAGGGGTTGACCTGGGGGGTATACAGGCAGCGCCAGGGGTGGGGTGGGTGAATGCCTCGCGTAGAAAAAATTCAAAAAAGGCGTTTCTTCTTTCTACCCACCCCCTCTTTTCTGCGAAAAACACCCCACCCCCTATTGTCAATCTCAAAAATCTTCCGCAAAAACAAAAAGACCCCTACAAAGGGTCTGCGTTCTGTGCTATACTTGCCTTACAAGCCTTGAAAGGGAGGAATCTACAATGGCTAAAAGTAAAATGACAACGTGCAAGCACTGCGGCGCAGAGATTGCCGCAAGTGCAAAGGTCTGCCCTCACTGTGGCGGCAAGAACAAACCGCCTGTCTACAAACGCTGGTGGTTTGTTTTGATGGTCATTTTTGTGTTTCTTTCTTATCTTGGAAGTTCAACAAGCAGTTCCGGCAGCGTAAAGGAAGGCTTTGAAGAAGGCTACAAGGACGCTACGGCATCGTCTAGCAAAGCAGCGTCTGAATCCGTTTCGTCCTCTGCTGCTGCATCTGATTCGTCAACAGTCGATGAAAGCGAAGCAATGAAGTCTTTCTTAAAGCGGAATAAGGAAGTGAATGAAGCCTTTGCTAAGAATCTTGCAGATGCGCTGGATTCGACCGGTCTTGGCTATACTCTGGATGATATAAATTGGCTTGAGCAAACGGATGACTGGGCTGCCGGTAAACGATACAATGCACAAGTCAATATGAAGGATTATATTCAGATTGCCACGATTGGCGATGAAATCTACTCTATCAAGAATACACAAAACAACGAAATTGATGATTTTATTTATAAAAACGAAAGTTTGAAGCCGGACGCTGGCAATGTATCGGATGGGTCTATACTTTTGACCGATGGTGAACTTGGCGACTACGGAAAAGAAGCGACCACAAAGAGTGGCTATAAGTACATTCGATACACAGTCCCTGCCGGAAACTATACAGTCGAGAATAAGGCAAAACAGTCTATGATTTTTGTTGTGTCTGATTCCAACTCCGACGATGTAAACGCAACGCTTCAATTAACGAGTGCTGGCGAAAAAGGCAGTCTGACCGTTAAGAGCGGTTATCATATTGAGCTATCCATGTACACACAGGTTGTTTTGACTCCTGATAAGTAACACAAAAAGCCAGCGGCTAGATGTTCTCTAACCACTGGCTTTTCTTATAGGCTATTTACGATTTAAGTGTTGGAAACATGATAGGAGCGCTGACTTCTTCCTTTTCCATGAGAATGTCGAGCAAACAATCATTGTATCCCATTGAATAGCTGTCCTCGCAAAAATGCTGCACGGACGTTGCTAGCGCTACACTTACAACTTCCCTTGACCGCTTATCCTCTGGCATGATGATTTCTAATGCCTGATTAAGGATTTCATGGCTTTTTTCTAAAACGGCTTTGTGCTCTTCATTCTCAGCTTGTAGCCGAAACATTTCTTCCGAGTAGTCCATCAGCACGTCTCCATTCTAATCTGCTCGCCAACAGGAAGATAGCCCGCTTCTTTGAGCTTACTATAAATGAACTTCTGACCGGCTCTCGTCCAGCGAGTGACCTCTTTCGTCTTTCCGTTCGGCAGCTCGATCGGATGCCCGACAACGTATCCGTTGCCAAGATACTTCTGGTAAGGAATCCACTGTTTGTTCACAGTATGTTGGATGCCAAGCCCTCTAAGAATCTGGTTCAGCTTTCGTGCGCTCATGCCGTAGTTCATGGCAATCTGCGTGGTAGTCAGGCTTTCGTCAGAGAGCAGCATAGCCTTTGCGTAGTCAGAATCAGGCTTCATCTTGGCATTTTCTGCTTCCAGAGCCTTTACCTTCTTACGCTCTGTGTCAATAACACTGTTGGCAGCAATCAGAGCACGGCTCAACAGCATCTCTGTCGATTCAGGCTCCGGGTTGGCGAGTTTCTGCTCCATCTGATTGAAAGCGTCAATGTACTTGAGTTTCCATTCAAGGGCTTCCTTGCCGGTAAAGCCAAACGTGAGTAAACTGAACCCATCCCGGTTCATGAGGTACATCGGATACTGTTTACCACGATTTTCAAACGTGGTTTCGTAGAACATGGATTTGGTGGCACAATTTTGTGCCGCCAGTTCTTCGATTGAACGTAAAACCGTTTTGTGCTCTTTACCGAAATGTTCCGCTACTTCACGGCTGGAAACGACAACCTGTCCGTTCTCGCTGATAAGATTGATAGCATATTTAACCTTTTGTTCCATAAAAACTCCTATGGTTCTTGCGGAACAAGCCAATTCCTGCTATAATAAGGCTGGAACAGCTTGTTCCAGTGGTTTTAATGATGCGTTCGCTAAAGTTTGCCGACAGCAGCGAGCGTATCATTTTTCGTTTTCATTGGTCTCCGGGATTGGATGCACTTCAAAGAATGTGTCACGGATGGCTGCGGCCTGTGCGACCTTGTGCTCGGTGCAATAGGCTTTCAGCCACTGGAACTGCCGTTCGGTCAGTGCAACAGTGAACGTGTGATTGTGTCGTTCGAGATAAGGACTGTACATAAACTCACCTCCCTTCATGTGGGTGCAACCAGTATATGCAATATGTTGTGGTTTGTCAATTACGCAAACGCTTAATGTAGTACTGGTATCTGTACAAAATCCAAAAGTTTGTAGACTTGCACAAAATTTAACTGTTGTTTTTGGCTGCTCCGGCTTCGTACCCTGCCCGGTAGTTCAGTTCGGACAGCTTACCCAGCGCTTCTGCGTACTCCCTATCCTCGCTGGTCGGCTCTTTGCCGTTGGCGAGGGTTTTCAGAAATTCTTCGGTTGTCGTGGGAAATTTCATGTTTTTTGCTCCTTTCTATTGCAGAAGTGGTCTGCTTCTGCTATAATAATTGACAGAAACCGAGACTGCGCCCTTGGTTGCGCAGCTTCTGTTTTGTGGTGGAATAGGTCGTCAGTGCTACTTTGGTCGGTATGCTGGCGGCCTATTTTTTATGCCACAAAGGATAAACCTACCGTTGCTGGTCGATTCATCATGTGTTCTGCTGTCTTAGATTATAGACGCTTGGTATATAGTTGTCAACAGCCCAATTTGTATAATTTACATCAGATATTTCTGATTTTTACGCATTCTAACGTAAATTTACGTTATTTGATAGCGATTTTGTAAACGGATTAGTTTACTTTAATGGTGGCGCTCGAAAGTATATTTTTCGATAATTCGTAAGGCTACTATTCAGGTATACAGTTTGTAAAGCAACAAAAAAGTTTACAGCCGTTTGACCACCCTATTGATAGTAAAAATTTTGCAAAAAACACAAGAAGATGTTGACATAAACATAAGAATGTGTTATTATTAAGCCGAAAGAGAGGCTCGGTAAAAATGGCAGAAAAGAAAAAGGGTGGCGCAACCAAAAATAAAGTCAATTCTGGGGATATTCTTCGCTCCGTTATGAAAATCAGAGGATATACCTCCGCATCACTTGCAAGACAGATGGAGTATGATGTTTCTTCTTATGTAACGAACCGCGTTAATGCAGACGATTTGAAACTGTCCACAATGGCAATGCTTTTAGAAGAAATGAAGTACCAGATTGTGATTCAGCCTATTGGAGCTGATGTTGCGTCGGATGAATTTGTTCTCAAAGTTCTGGAAAGAGACGGTGAACCTGAATGATTTACGGTTACGCTCGTGTCAGCTCCGCTGGGCAGGCGATTGATGGCAACAGCCTTGAATCACAAGAGGAAGCTCTTAAAGCTGCTGGAGCAACTAAGATTTTCAAAGAAGTCTATACCGGGACAAAAATGGAACGCAAAGAACTGGATAAGCTAGAAGCGGAGGTTCAGAGCGGAGACACAATCGTTGTAACGAAGCTAGATCGTGTCGCCAGAAGTCTTGTCGGTGGGTACGAATTGATTGATTCGTGGATTGAAAAAGGGATTCGTGTGAACGTGTTGAATCTTGGCGTAATGGACAATACTCCCGCTAGTAGGGCTATGAGAGGTATGTTCCTTGTGTTCGCTCAGTTTGAGCGTGACATGATTGTTGAGCGCACCAGAGAGGGCAAAAAGATTGCCAGCCAGCGCCCTGATTACAGGGAAGGCCGCAAGCCCACCGAGTACGACCGAAACCTCTTTGATGTTCTGCACGAACAGGTGGAAAAACGTCTGCTGACCGTCACCGATGCTGCAAAGCAGCTTGGTGTGACCCGCCAGACATGGTATCGGATTGCTGAACAGAACAGGTGAAAGTATGGCTAGAAAACTTTACGCAGTGACAAGCGGTGAATACGAGGATTATCACATCATTACTCTGACCGAGAGCCGTAGACGTGCGGATAAAATTGCAGAGATGTACGATGCTGATGTTGAAGAATACGAGGATAACGAAGAGTTGACGGAAAAACCACTCACTTATACGGTTTATGCCTATGGTGGCGCAGATTGCTGTGAAGAGCATTTAGATGACGTTGAGAAAAATGTTATCATGGGTCGCTGGCACGGGTTCGCTTATGTCGATGCGTGGTCTAAGCAAGATGCAGAGCGGAAAGCTGATGTCATTTTCAAGGAAGTCCGTGAAAAAATGGAAGCTGAACGCAAGGCGAAAGAAGAAGCATGGAATATTTCTACATGGATTGCCAAACGAGAAAACAAAAAAATCCATGTCATTCCAACAGATAGCAAAACAAACGCAAGCGGGGTGATGTTTGGATGCATGGCATTTGTTAAGGCTCCTACAATAGAAGAAGCCATGAAGATTGCAACGTCTATGTTTGCTGATTATGACGCAAACCGTGCGAAAGCATAGAAGTGACATTGTTCGCAACCTAGAATAAAACCGAATGAGAAAGGGAAAACAGCATGAAACCCGTAAAATTGTCAGAACAGAGCTTGAAGCTCATTGAAACGTTGTGCGATTACACCGACAAGCCCGACATTCTCAATTCCATTGCAGACGCTTTGTACTACGATGCAGACGAGTTGAAGCGCAGGCTAAACCAGCTTGCAGAAGAGGTCAAATAAATCGTACCTTCCATCCGTTAAAACGAATTTTAGCAAATAATTTTCCGAAAACAGCATTATAAAACCGAATATTTGATTTTTGTGCAGTTGTAGGCACTCTTTACATTTTCAGGTAGGGGGTGCCTATTTTTTATGCAGCCAAAACAGTGCATTGCCATCATCGACAGCATCAAAGCGTATGCAAAGCAGAATCCGACAGAAGCACAAGTCTACGAGGACTGGTTTCAGGCGGTCGTAAACCTGAGAGACGCTTTGCCGCAAGACAAGCGGTTCGATGCCTACAAATACTCTGGTGAACTACGCTCTGTCTGTGCAGCCATGATGGGCAAGATGAAAACAGGCGAGGACGTGGCGAAGGTCTATGACATTATCAGTCGGACGTACCTGTTTGAAGCAAAGGATGTGTTTGACAGCTATTGCATCTATCTTGAATGGAATCGTGCGCCGGAGAAGAAGTTCTATCAGCCACGCAGAAAGGTGCTTTTGACGCTGGTTCGTGACCTAGAGGACTTGTTTTTCCATCGTGTAGAATTTCTTGGGGTCAGTCAGCCCCCGAGAACCGGAAAAAGTACGCTCTGTATATTTTTTATCACATGGCTGATGGGCAACCGCCCGGACGTTGCATCGGTCATGAGCGGGCACTCTGACAAACTGACAAACGGATTTTACGGAGAAGTGCTGTCGATCATCACTGACCCTGTGACCTACAACTGGGGCAAAATCTTCCCTGACGTTCAGCTTGTGGACAAGAGTGCAAAGGACGAAAGCGTTGACCTGAATCGAAAAAAGCGTTTTCCTACCCTGACTTGCCGCTCCATTGGCGGCACGCTGACTGGTGCTGTTGAAATTGGTGAGGGCGGCGTTCTGTACAGCGATGACTTGATTGAGGACTTGGAGGAAAGCCTAAATGTTGAGCGTCTGAACAACAAGTACGATGCTTACCTAAACCAGCTAAAAGACCGTAAAAAGCAGGGCGCATTGGAATTGATGGTCGGCACACGTTGGAACGTGCTTGACCCTCTGGGACGCATCCAGAACCAGTACGCAGACAACCCTAAATACAGATTTCGGGTGATTCCTGCGGTGGACGAGAACGGACACAGCAACTTCAACTATGACTACGGTGTTGGATTTGACGATGCCTATTATGCCGACATGAAAGCCAGCATTGACGATGCAACATGGTGGGCAAAGTACATGGGCAAGCCCTATGTGCGTGAAGGTCTGCTGTTCACTGCCGATGAACTGCGGTATTTCAACGGCGTTCTGCCTGACGGAGACCCTGATCGCAAGCTCATGGTCATGGATATTGCATGGGGCGGCGGGGACTTTACCGCTTGCCCTATCGCTTATGTGTACGGCGATGCCGTGTTCATCCCCGACCTTGTGTTCAATAACGGCGACAAGACTGTGACCAGACCGGAAGTCGTGGGGAAAATCATCCAACATAAAATCAACGTGGTGCGTGGCGAAGCCAACAACGGCGGTGACGAATATTGCGATGTGGTGGACAGCCAGCTTCGGCAGCAAGGTTATCACTGCTCTGTTCGTAGCCAGCGTGCGCCAAATGGTCAAAGCAAGCTGTCCAGAATCATCCAGTATGCGCCGGACATCAAACGGTTCTATTTCCTTGACGAAAAACACCAGTCGAAAGAGTACAAGGCATTCATGGAACAGGTGACGATGTTCACACAGCTTGGCAAAGTTCCGCACGATGATGCGCCGGACAGTCTAGCGCAGCTTGCCGATGAATTGTACAACGGAATCAGTAAAATCGAGCCTGTCAAGAGGCCGTTTTAATAATTTCACTAAATAGCCGGGTGCGTAGGCATTAAAATTTGATTTGACTATTGACATGGCTTACAATAGTACCAGGAAGATTTGCAGCTTCCTCTAGGTATTGCGTTGGCGAGATTTTTAAGTCATTTTTACTCGTCATTTGTTGTGTAATACCCTCCTTTCTTACTCACCCACGACAGCTGCCTTTCTCTGTCGTGGGGATTATATGTTGCGTTTCCGAGTGGACGGAACGTTGTTTGTACTCCCCCAACTGACACGAAGCGGTTCAAACCCGCTACGCAGCACAACCATCCTCTTGCTTTGCATGGGATTTCTCTTTTGACACCTCACCGCTATTCCCGGCTCTCGATGTAAAAGGCTTTTTTGAATTTTCTCTTTTTGCAAAGAGCAGCGGTTAACCAATCAAGCCGGGTTTCTATCGCGGAGTGGAGCAGTCAGGTAGCTCGCTTGGTTACCAAGAGGTCGCTGGTTCAAATCCGGCTTCCGCGTCCGAATCGCAGTCTGAACCATTGCCTGTCCGGCAAACAGAAAGACTGTGAAGGTTTTCCGGGGCGGAAAATAGCACGGCTGGAAGTGCGAACAGTTTCCCAGTAGCTTCTGACAGGTCTGTGCTTAACAGCCTGTTTCCAGAAATCCAACGAAAGGAGCGCAGATGGTAGCAAAAGTACGATGCAAGCGTCCTCGAAAAGACGCAAACGGCAATCCGTGTGATTGCGGACGTTATCTTGGCGAAGTGGAAGGTAAGTTCTCCCTTCTGTGCCCTCTTTGCCATTGGATTACAATTGGAGATTCCAGCCTTCCAAAGGAAACATGGGTCTCCGTACCAAAGTTTAAGAACTGAATAGCTTTTGAAGCGCAGTTGTAAGCGCAGTGAGATAGACCTTAACAGGTTTGTCTTGCTGCGCTTTTTATTTTGCCGGAAAGGAGGAACACATGGCTGAGTATCAGATAGTTGTTGATGGCTTTTTGAATGAACCGCTGACCGGACGTAGACCGATTGAAACGCCGGAGACGGAAATCAATCAGGCGAACGTGCTGAAAGTGGTCATGGGCAAGGCAGAGCCTATTCATCTGTTGAACAAGAACGAGATTCGCTTTCTGCACAACTACTACTTGGGTAGTCAGCCTGTCCTCCACCGCACGAAAGAATACCACGCTGAAATCACAAACCGCATTGTAGAGAACCACGCCAACGAGTGCGTGGGCTTCTACACCGGCTACATGAGCGGCACGCCGTGCTCTTATGTGCGGTCTGAAACGGCAACTGGTGACGGTGAGGAAATCGCCCGCCTGTCTAACGCCTTGCAGTATGAGGGCAAGGATGCGCTTGATCGGCGGCTTTGGCAGTGGATGTTGGAGTGCGGACAGGGATACCGCATTGTTCTTCCTGACAAGGGGTATGGCGGTAACTACCCGGACGAAACACCCCTGCTGGTGGACGTTCCCGACCCGGACATGGCGTATGTGATTTACAACTCCGGCATCGGTCACAAGCCGATTGCCAACGTGCTGCACATCCCACGCAATTATCAGAATGACCTGAACGACCTGATTTGCGTGTACACACCAAACCAGTACTTTGAAATCGACAACGGCAAGATCACAAAATCGGAGAACCATTCTCTTGGAATGCTGCCGATGGTCGAATACAAGCTGAACCCGGAGCGCATGGGTTTGTTTGAACCGGCTATTCCCGTTTTGGATGCCATCAACGACCTTGAAAGCAACCGTCTGGACGGCGTGGCACAGTTCATTCAGTCCATCATGGTGTTTACTAACTGTCTTGTGGACGAGGATGCGCTGAACAAGGTCAAGGAACTGGGCGCAATGTGCCTGAAGTCCACCTCTGGTCTTCAGGCATCCGTTTCGCAGATTGCAAACGAGCTTGACCAGCAGCAGAGCCAGACCCTGCTTGATTCCATGTTGAACGTGTACCGCAGCCTGACCGCTATGCCTAGTGCCACTGGCAGCGAGAACGCAACGTCTGACAACGTGGGCGCAGTTATCGTCCGCAACGGCTGGAATCACACAGAAGCAAGGGCGCAGCAGTACGAGAATATGTTCAAATTCTCGGAACGCCAAAGCCTGTCTGTAATGCTGAAAATCCTGCGTGATACGGCTGGTTCTAAGCTGATGGCAAGCGATATCAACATCAAACTGCCCCGCCGTCAATACGATAACCAGCAAAGCAAGGTTCAGATTTTTGCACAGATGCTCAGTCAGAGCATTGACCCGCAGTTGGCGTTCACTACGCCCGGCCTGTTCCCTGACCCGCAGGCTGCTTACGAAATGAGCAAGCCCTTCCTGATTGCCGCTGGCAAGTTGGGAGAGGACGGCAAAGCTCCGAAACCCCAAATTGAAAAGTCAAAACAGGATGTTCCCGACATAAATGTCGGTAGCACGGAAACAGAAACAGAGGGCGAATAACCCTTTGCATATTCCGGCAGGGAAGTCTGGATATAAATTTCGCAGCGTTGCAGGGAAGCAACGGTAAAAAAACGCAGGAGGAAATTAACGATATGAAACTCAATGTGTTGCTTGGTGATGCCTACAAAGAGGGCATGACCGCCGATGAAATCATTTCTGCGCTGGAAAAGGTTGCAGACCCTAACGCAGAGGTCGAGAAGCTGCGCAACGCCGTGACAAAAGCCAATGGCGAAGCCGCTGAGTACAAGAAGCAGCTCAAAGCAAAGCGTACCGATGACGAGAATGCCGCACAGGAACAGGCTGACAAGCTGGCAGAAATGCAGAAGCAAATTGAAGCCCTGACTGCCGATAAGGAGAACCTTGTCAAGGAAAAGACCCTTGCATCTTACCGTGAGAAGTTCGTTGCACAGGGCTATGACGCTGAACTGGCTGGCAAGGCCGCATCTGCACTGGCTGACGGCGACATGGACAAGGTGTTTAAGTTCCAGTCGGAGTTTATGACCGCCCACGATACCGCATACAAGGCTTCTCTGCTGAAGGATATGCCCACGCCTCCGGGTGCGGATGGCAAGGGCGGCTCTGACAGCGAGGGCGTTGCTTTTGCTAAGAGCCTTGCACAGCAGAACGCAAATACTTCTAAGGCATCGAGTGACGCAATGAGTGCTTTCCATTAACAAGGAGGAAAACATGAAGTTTACCCGAAACACGGTCAACGGAATCAACGATACCATCCTTGCTTCCAATGACTACACTGCCATTCCCTTTACCGTGACCGAAACTACTGCGGTTAAGGCTGGCTATCCCATGACGCTGGCTGGCAAGAAAGCTGTTGCTGCTGGCGAAACTGGTTCTAAGACCATCAACGCTGACGGCATCCTGCTGTATGATGTTGACCCGGTAGAGAACCCCAACGCTGCCCTGCTGATTCGTGGCGTTATCGACACTAAGAAGGCAGCAGCAAGTTCCAGCTTCACCTTTGACGCTGACGCAATCAAGGCACTCAAGACCGCCGTTCCCGGCATCTTCTGCCGTGACAACATCAGCGTGAACGCTTAATAGGAGGTAAAACAACATGGCACTGAATCTTAAGGAAATCTTTGCCCCGGCTGCGATTGCCGCCTATTGGACGAATGACCCCACCAATGCGATGCCTTTCGCATCTGACGCACTGTTCCCCGCTCAGAAAAAGGCTGGTCTTGACCTGAAGTGGATTCGCGGCCACAAGGGCGTTGGCGTGTCTCTGATGCCCAGCGCATTTGACGCAAAGGCTACGTTCCGCACCCGTGAGGGCTTTAAGTTCGATGAGACCGAGATGCCGTTCTTCCGTGAGGGCTACCATCTTGGCGAGAAAGATTGTCAGGAAATCCTGCGTGTTCTGGACAGCAACGACCCCTATGCCCGTGACGTTGTGAAGCGCATTTATGACGATGTAAGCGATCTCGTCACCGGCGCACGCATCGTGCCTGAACGTATGATTTGGCAGTTGCTGGCTCCTGCAAATGGTACTCCTGGCATCACCATCAAGGCAAACGGTGTGAACTACACTTACAATTACGACCCTGATGGAACGTGGAAAAAGAGCAATTACAAGGCACTGACAACTTCCGCAAAGTGGGACACTCCCGCTTCTGCTACGCCTATTGCTGACCTGATTGCTGCGGCCGATGCTGTCAATGATGCAACTGGTGAAGAAGTCACTCGTGTCTTTATGAACAAGGCTACGCTCGCGAAGATGATTGCTGCTGATGAAGTAAAGAACCGATTCCTTACCATCAACAATCGAACCACTTCCGTTCTCACCGCGAATGAAGCAAAGGAAGTTGTTCGTCAGGCAACTGGCCTTGAGATTTTCACCTACAACAAGAAGTATCGTCCTGAAGGCGGTGGTGACACCGCAAAATATCTTCCTGACGGTTATGTTGTTCTGGCTCCTGATGGCAAACTCGGTACGACTTGGTATGGCACTACCCCCGAGGAAGCCGATCTGATGTCCGGTCAGTCCGGTGCATCCGTGTCCATTGTGAACACCGGCGTTGCCATTACCACCGAGTTGACCGTGCATCCTGTCAACACTAACATCTATGCTTCTGAAATCGTCCTGCCGTCCTTTGAGCGCATGGACGCTGTGTACTGCATCAAGGCTTACTAAGGCGAAAGGAGGAAAGCAGCATGGGAGACCAGTATTCTGAAGCGGCAGTCAAGCTGGGGCAGTACATCGCCCCGGCACTTGACCGTGAAGTCACGGACGAGGACTACCCACTCTTCGACCTGCTGCTTGATTTCGCTAAGGACAAGATATTTGCACAGGGCTACCCTTTCGGCAACAGGCCGGACGAGCTGCCCTTGCAGTATCAGTCGTTGCAGATACGCATTGCAGCGGAACTGTACAACCACATCGGCGCAAACGGACAGACGAGCTATACCAATAATGGCATCACTCGTGTGTGGGAAAGCTCCGATGTGGCGCAGTCCCTGCTAAACGAAGTGGTTCCGAGAGTAGGTGTTATCGGCTGATGTTTAATGGTAGTCCGCTGGATAAACGCCCGCTGTGGTATTCAAACCCAGTTGGCGAGAAAACGCCTGTTGTGGACGAGTGGGGAAACGAGACTGGCGAATTCGCATACGAATCGTGGAGCGAACCTGCAAAACTGATGCTGAACGTCAGTCCCCCTACTGGTTCTGCAGAAGCAAACCCTTTTGGAGCATTCACGGATTACAGCTATGTGGTCAGTTCATCCAGCAAAAAGCATAATACTCCACTTTATGAGGGCACGCACGTTTGGTTTCGGACGGATGTTTCAAAGCCTTTCAACTACATTGTGGTCAAGGTCGCAGAGCATATCACGGACACGTTGTATGCGCTGAAAGAGGTGGCTGCAAGTGAAAATTAAAGTGAGGTTGAGCGATGCCGGACTTCGTGATGCGGAACGTCAGATACAGGAGTACAAGACCACCCTGAATCAAAAGGCGCAGGAGTTTGCGCGGGCGTTGGCTCAAAAAGGCATTGACGTTGCAACAGTGAAGTTTGCTAACGCACAGTACGCTGGCGACAATGATGTTACGGTTGAGCACGACCCTGTACAGACACCTAATGGCTTTGCGATTGTAGCTCACGGAAAGGCAGTTGCCTTTATCGAGTTTGGCACTGGCGCACATCACAACGGATATGACGGACAACTTCCGCCCGGTGTCGGTGCGCATGGCTCTTACGGTAAAGGACACGGCGCACAACGCCGCTGGTACTACTACGGCGAAGCTGGCAATGCTGGCACGCCCGTCAAACAGGTGGATGGCAAAGGTCAGTTGAATTACACCGATGGCAACGAGCCAGCTATGGCTATGTGGGGAGCTGTTGAAGAAATGGCTTCTCAGGTAGAAGCAACGTGGAGGGAGGTCTGGAATAGTTGATTGATTATTTCAACTCCATCTTCACGGCTGTTGCCAAGGAACTGCGAAAGCAAGTGCCCGGCATCTTCGTTACTGGCGAAATCAATGACAGCAACGTCAAGAAGTTCCCGTGTGTGCAGATAGAGGAAAACAGCAACCTCCCGGTTCATCGGGATTCTGCCAGCCACAGCAAGTACGCTGCTGTTTCCCTGCGTGTGCGTGTCTATTCCAACAAAACAAGCGGACGCATTGCAGAAGCCCGCTCCATTGTGGACATCGTGGATTCTGTATTGGAACCGCTCAATTTCTATCGAAAATCGTTTGCCCCGTTGAATGGGCTGTACAACAATTCCGTCTATCGGATTGATTGCAGCTATGGGGCAACAATCGGAGAGGACGGAATGATTTACCGAAACTAAGGAGGTAAACATTCTATGAGTACTGCTATCTCCGGTCTGAATACCACCCTGTATTGTGGCGACAGCGCAACCGCTCTGACGAAGCTGTGCGACATCAAGGATGTACCCGACCTGATCTCCGAGCCGAACCTTCTGGATGCCACCACCCTGTCTGACCCTATGCAGGTCAACATCTTCGGCATTATCCAGTCTGATACCAAGTCTTTCACCGCCAACTACAACAAGACTGACTACAAGAAGGTCAAGGAAGCTGGCTACGATGAGACTTCCGAGAGCAACGCCGTAAAGTACTACGCCCTGAAGATGCAGGACGGCTCCGGCTTCACTTGGCAGGGTATGCATCAGGTTGGTCTGTCCGGCTTTGGCGTGGACGAGGTTGTGGAAATGACCATCAACTGCATTTTCACCAAGAAGCCTGAGTTCAGTGAGACCCTGACTGTTGCTGGCGGCTAAACCGCAAAAATCGAATCAATCAAACCGGGCAGAACTGAACAACGGATTTGGTTCTGCCCCTATTTATAAAGGAGAGCATTTATTATGGCTTCTAAGGTTATCAACTTTCATTCTCCCGATGGCAAGAACACTTATGAGCTGACTTTCACCCGTGACAGCGTGGAAGCTACCGAACGTGCAGGCTTTCAGATTGGCCAGTACACCCAGATGACCAACCTGCTGTCCAACTCCCGTGCTCTGTTCTACGGCGCTTTCATTGCACGGAACAAGGGCATCAAGCGCAAGGTCGTAGACGAGATGTTCCAGCACATCGAGGATAAGGAAGACCTGATGGGCGTTCTGCTTGAAATGTTTATGGACGCTTCCAAGTCCCTGCTGGCAACTGACACTGAGGACAAGACCGCAAAAAACGCAACGTGGGAGATTGTGTAACCGCACAATCTCAGGAACCAGACGGAGAGGGAGAATCGTTCTCCTTCTCTAAGCTGTTCCACGATGTAGAAGCCTATTACATCTCCATCGGCATGACCTACGAGCAGTTCTGGCACGGTGATGTCTGGCTGGCTAAGGTATACCGTGACGCAGAGGAGCTGCGAGAACGCAGAGCCAATGCAGAAGCATGGAGAAACGGTTTTTACATGGCATCTGCGCTTTCCTCTACGGTTGGCAATATGTTCCGAAAGAAAGGGTCTAAACCCATCAAGTATATGGATAGACCGATTCCCCTTACTCAAAAGGAGAAAGAAGAGTATGAATACCAACGTGCTGCGGAAGCACAGGAGCGAATCAAACGTATGATGTTCTCCATGATGGAGCAAAAGGATGGTGGTAGTGATGGCTGATGTTGATATTACAAGCTTATCCGTAGAAATCTCTGCGGAATCCAGCGGTGCGGAGCTTAATATCGACAAGCTCGCTACCGCCATTTCTAATTTGCGGACAAAGGGCAACGTGGCAAAGGTTTGCAGTAGTCTTGATAAGTTATCTGCTTCTATTTCCGCTCTTAAATCCGCATCTACTGGGCTGGACGGTCTTAGCAAAATCACGTCTTTTATGAACGGTCTTGCTAATGTAGACCTTACTCAAATCGCAAAAGGCATCCGCTCTGTTGCTAATGCTTTGAACAAAATTTCGTCCGTCAATCTTGGAAACATGGATTTTTCAGGACTTGGCAGCAAGATGAACAGCTTGAAGAACGGCCTTTCCCCTATTTCTTCTATTAGCGATTCTTCCATTAAGAGTTTGCGTGGCGTAAGCAGTGCAATCAATTCCATTGCTAAAATCCCAAACATTACAAAGAAGCTGGACTCTAAAACGCTTGATGATTTTGCGGAAGTTTGTAAGAAAGTGGCATCCGCTATTTCTCCACTCGCTTCCAAGCTGGACAAGGTAGGGCGCTCTTTTTCTTCACTTCCATCTAAAATTAAAAGTGCTGTCAATTCTACAACCCGCTTTTCTTCGGCAAACCAGAAAGCAAGTACTAGCCTTTCAAGCTTGGCAAGCCAGTTAGAAACCATCAAGAAACGTGCAGCACAGCTAGTTTCTCTGAAAGCTATCGCCACTTATCTTGCCAATGCCGTTACTAAGTTCAATGACTTTTATGAAGCAACAGACTTGTTCAATAACGCAATGGGCGAGTTAAGCGGTCAAGCAACAGAGCTTATCAATAAGATGGAGTCTCTGCTTGGCATCGACCCGACAGAAGCAATGACAAACATTGCTACGATCCAAAGCCTTGCAACTTCGTTCGGTCTGGCAAGCGATAAAGCGTATATCTTATCCAAGAACCTGACCCAACTTGCCTATGACGAATCGTCCTATTGGAATAAAGATACCGCTACTACCTTTACCGCAATTGCTTCTGCTATCTCTGGAGAACTTGAGCCTATTCGCCGCTTGGGCGTTGACTTGTCTCAGGCGCGGTTGCAGCAGGAACTTCTCGCTTTGGGCTTTAATAAACAGGTTTCTAGTCTGTCTCAGGCAGATAAGGCAGTTCTTCGCTACATTGCCATTATGAAGCAGACCACAAACATTCAAGGCAATCTCGCGCAGACCATTAGTAGCCCCGCCAATATGGTACGCATTTTGAAGTCTGAAATTTCGCAGCTTGCAAAGGCTGTAGGCCAGCTTCTTTATCCCGCATTTAAGGCGATTCTCCCCGTTCTGATTGCAGCAGTTGACCTTATCAAAGAATTTGTGGTCTCTCTTGCATCTGTGTTCGGACAGAAAATTGAATTTACCGATTTTAGCAAGACGCAGAAAGATATTGGCGGCGTGAGCGACGCTATGGATGACGCTGCTGATGCTACGAAAGCAGCGGCGAAAGCGGCTAAAGATTACACGATGGGCTTTGATGAATTAAACATTATCGACCCTTCACAAAACTCTGGCTCTTCCGGCTCTGGTGGTGGTGACGCTACTGGTAACCTGCTCGGCGACGTTGACCTCTCTCAGTATGATATGTTCAAAGATTATGCTGGGAGCGCTGTTGATGAGATTAAGGCAAAATTAAAATCTCTCGATTCTTTCCAAATCGGAACCCAAATCGGTGAACAGTTGAATAAACTTATGGGCATGATTTATGATGCCATCCATTCTGTTGATTGGGTCTCGCTTGGAACGGTTTTTGCAGATGGCGTTAACGGGCTCGTGGATTCTGTAGACTGGGATTTATTTGGCCGATTACTTGCAGACCGATTCATTATCGAGTTTGAGCTTCTTGGCGGCTTTCTGTCTCGGCTTGACTGGACATCTGTATTAAATGCCTTTATTGATGGTTTTTCTGGATTCTTTCACGAACTTTCAGATTGGATAGCAACAGTAGATTGGACTGGTGTTGGGAAGCAATTAACTGATAAGCTTTCCGATGCTTTCCAAAATGTTGAGATTGAAAAGCTTGCAAGAGTTCTTTTTAACTTTATCACTGATAGCATTAACGCTGTTGCTGATTTCTTGGCTGGTACAGACTCTTACCAGCTCGGTCAAGACCTTGTTGACTTTGCTATTAGAGCCGTTACTTCTGTAGATTGGGCCGGGTTAGCTCAAGCTATCGGTCGTTTCTTTGGCGAAGCGTTCATTGAAGCGCTCGACTTTATGGGTGGTCTGGTTTCTCGAATTGCCGATTATTTTGAAAAGAAAGTGGCAGAGGGGCCGTTCGATAATGTTGGCCTGAATATCGTCTATGGTATTTATTACGGCATTCAAGACGCAATCACGAATGTTGCTTCTTGGATTGTCGAAAATGTGTTCAATCCATTTATCAATGGTTTTAAGTCTGCCTTTGGAATCAATTCCCCATCTACCGTAATGGCCGAACAAGGCGGATACATTATCGCCGGGTTGAAGAAAGGCATTACCGATGCTATCTCTAGCGTAACTGAAACTGCGAAAAAAATTCTTTCTGCAATCAAGAGCGCATTTGACAATTTTAGCCTTTTTGATATTGGCAAGAACCTGATTCAGGGTCTTATTGATGGCGTGAACAATATGATTGAAACGGCCAAAAACGCTGTTGCAAATGTTGGCAATGCAGTCATTGATAAGGTCAAGAATGTGCTCGGCATCCACTCCCCTTCTACGGTCTTTGCGGAGATTGGCGGTTACATTGACCAAGGCCTTGCAAACGGCATTGCTGCGGCTGTTCCCTGCGTCACCGCTGCTATGCAGGGTGTTGCAGACGCTGTGCAGGAGAAGGGGCAGGCACTGATTGATGCTGGCCCTACTCAGGCAACCAACTACGTTACTGGGTTCTTGAACGGTCTGGATACCCAGTGGCAGCGTATCGATCAGAGCTTGCAATCTGATTTCTTTGGCAGCATTGGCACTCTGTGGGATGCGATTTCTAACGGCGACCTCGAAAAGCTCGGCACATGGGCCGCTTCCTATTTCTATCATGCAATGGATGATGAGCAACGAAAGCAAATCAAGTCCATTGCCAATAACAGCTTGCAGTGGCTGACGCAGGGCTTGAGCAGCGTTTGGAACAACATTGCCGGCATGGCTTCTAGCTTTATCAGTCAGTTTGTTCCTTCCGCTATGGCTGCAACGTCTGCTCAGACAAGTTTGAACATTGCAATGGACGCAAACCCCGTTATGCTGGTTATTTCCCTGATTGGCATGTTGGTTGGCGCTCTTGTCAATTTTGCCAATAAGAACAAGAGCATCGCTTCGTTCCTGTCTAATCTTTGGTACGGAATCGGCGATTTCTTTTCGATTGTTTTTGAGGGGATTCTCCGCGTTCTCGGAACGGCAATTCAAGGCATTGTTGCTGGAATAAATGCTTTAATTGATGCACGCAATTTCTTTAATCCCTTTGATAAATGGGGGCATATCAGCAACCCTCTTTATGATTGGGCTGACAATGTTGCGAGTAGCCGCGCGGAGAGCCAGCGTAAACGCCAAGAAGCAGCCAATAGCAGCTTTGACGATTCTAAAGACCCAACCGATTACGAACAGCAGTACAAGGAACTGCAAGAAAAGTACAAAAATGGTTCTTACCCAGGAACAAAAGAATGGGATAAGAACAACGGCACATCCTCCGGTTCTTATGGCGGCACCACGAGTGTAAATGTCAACATCAACGAAGAGGAAATGCGTGAATCTGTCTACAATGGCACTTACAACGCATTCCTCGACATCTTCCAGCGGTATGGTGACGAACTGACCGGTGGCAAGGAACTCAAAATTTACCTTGACGGAAAGCAGATTACAGCATCTGTTGAGAAACGGCAGAACGCCCGTGGACAGTCTTTGATGGGCAGTGAAGTTTACAGCTACTAAGGAGGTGGCGGTTTATGGCGATTCCAGCACTGGTAACGGTAAACGGCGTAGAGCTGCCAGAGCCGAGCTCCTATGAAGCGACAACTAGTACCATTGTAGATTCTGGACGAAACGTTCAAGGCAAAGTAGTCGGCTCTGTTGTGCGGCATGATGTAGCAAAGGTGTCCCTGAAGTGGAACTACCTCACCGCACAGCAGTGGGCCGCTATCCTCAGCCTGTTCACGACACGATTTTACTGCACTGTTCGCTTTTATAATCAGGCAAAGGCCGGGTATGATACGCGGCAGATGTACGTTTCAGACCGCACATCTGGTATGTGGCGGCGTGGGCCGAAAACCGGCAATGTGATGGGCTGGACGGATTGCTCGATTGCGCTTGTGGAGGTGTAGCCTATGGTACAACCTTCTCAGAAGTGGGTTGAAAAGTTCTCCGAAACGCTTGTACCGGAGATGTTTGTACGCATCACCTATGGCGTTACGGAACCTGGTCTGCAAGAAGATGCAATTCCTAGCACAAACGGCGAAACATTCTTCAGCAATGTATCCTCTATTGTTGACAGTAAATTGCAGACTTACACAAAATATTCTACTGGTGAATTGAATTTCACTGTTTTGGACGGCAATTATACCTTGCTAGACAAAAACGTGGAATCGCAAGAAGCTGGTTATGTTAGTGAAAATTGTGTTTCTATTTCAAACCACCCAATCATTACGCTCTCGTTCAGCAAAGTTCATACCGTGACGATTCCTGGCATTACCATTACATGGTCGTCAACATTCAATGAATGGCCGACAAGCTTCAAGCTGACTGCTTATTCTGGAAACACAGTCGTGTCCACAAAAACAGTGTCGGATAATTTTTCTGTCACCACTGACATTGACTGGGAAATTGCGAACTATGATTCCATTTCCATTCAAATCTTGTCGTGGTGCTTGGAAAATCGCCGTGCAAGGGTTGAGCAAATAAAGCTAGGTCAGTTCATTGTGTTTGAGAAGAAAGATATTTTTTCGTACAAGCACGATTCCACAAGAGACCCGATCAGCGGTCAACTCCCGAATGACAGCATCACTTTTACGGTGGATAACAGCACGCAGAAGTGGAACCCGATCAACCCGGAAGGTCTTTACAAATACCTGTATGAGCGCCAGCCTATCTCTGTGGAGTACGGCATGGACTTGGACGGAACGGTAGAATGGATTACAGGCGGCAAGTTCTTCTTGTCTGAGTGGAATGTTCCATCTAATAGTATCGAAGCCAGCTTTACTGCCCGTGATGCTTTCGGCTATCTTATGGTTTCCAACTACACAGGAAGAATGTACGGCACTCTTTATGAGATGGCCTACGATGCGCTGGAGCTTTTGAGCGACAACGTGGCAACGTTTCAGATTTCCGATGAACTGAAACAATATAGCACGGATATCACAAAGCAGGATAAAGGCAACTATAAGGATTCTGATATTTTACAGATGGTTGCTAACGCAGCTGGCATGGCAATGTATCAGACCAGAGAAGGCGTGATCGTAATCGGGCGCATTCCTGATATCTCCACTGCAAAAGCAAACCTTGCCGGTGAAATCGACATCGTTAACAATTTCAACTGGCCTGAGATTGCATTCTCTTCTCCGCTGAAAAATGTGACTTGTTCGATTGATGTAAAATCTTCCGATGGCTCGAGCGCTACAAGCAAAACGTATTCTTACCCAGAAAACCCGACAGGTGGTGGAGCAACGCAGACTGTCAACAATGAAATGCTGTCTCAAAGCATTCTCGGCCAGAGCAGGAATATTTTGACAGAAGCGTACAAAGTGCTTTCCAACCGCCGCAAGGTCACATTGGAATATCGTGCAAGCCCGCACTTTGATGCGCTGGATTACGTCCTTGTTCATCACCAGTTTGGTTATTCCTCTGTACTGTTGACTACGAGCTTTTCTTATCAGTATTCCGGCTGTTTTCACGGGACGGTCGAAGGATATCTCTTGGAAGGAGCTGATGTTCGTTGACCCGGTGGATTACAGACAGAACCGATGATGATGTTGCGCAAGTCAAGGCGCTTACATCGAAAGCAAAAGCAGGAACGTGGACAGAGGAAGAGCAAGCAGAGTGGGCTTCCGGCATGAAGGGCGCTCTAAGCTACATGGACTACAACCGCATTGAAAACGGCATCCAAGAGATTGCGGCCATCCTGAATGCATCTGTTTCAGTTAAAACCGACTGGGATGTAAACGGATACCTGACTGTCGCAGATGCTTCCCGGTGGCTTTCCAACATCAAAGTTATCCGTTCTTTGTGCAGTGGCAAAAACGATACTCCCAAAACTCCCACTTCCCTCAATTACCTGCATTATACGATTATCAATCAGGTTGAAGAAATTCTGCTTGATATCGAAACGATAGCCAACAACCATCTAATCTACTGCTCAGAGCCGGTCTGTGGAGGTGAACCTTACTATGCACTTTGTTGACCGAGAAGCGAAGTACCCAAACCGATGGACAATGACTAAGCCGGACGGTTCGTCCGAAGTCGTCACCCTTGTTCGCAATGACGAGCCAATCGTTGAAGGCACTCCTATGAATGCCGAAACGTTGAACGCTCTTTCAGATGTTGCAGGTGCGGACATTGCAAGGATTGCTGCCGAAAAAGCAGAGTTGAACGCGAAACGGTCTGAAATAAGCGCTGAAACATCTGCGCAAGAATCGCAGAAACAAGCTGAAAAATCTGCTGAAAGCGCCCGTCTTGCAGAACAGAGCGCAAATAAAGGCGGCTGGATGGATTTCGAGCAGAAGAACGGAATTCTTTATCTGGTCAAAAGCGATAGCTTGACCGAAATAAATATGCAAGACAATGGCTCTGGAATTTTGGAGGTGACATTTGAATGAGCAAAACAATCGAAATTGGCCCTTATAGCGCCTATGCCATTGCTGTAAAGTATGGATATGTTGGCACAGAAGAAGACTGGATTAAAGCGGTTGAAGCGGCTCGAAAGAGCGCTGAGACAAGCGCAGCCAATGCAAAACGAGAAGCAGACGAGGCTTCTGCTTCAGCTACTACTGCCACTGAACAGGCCGTAATTGCAACCACAAAAGCTGGCGAATCTGCCGCATCCGCTGATGCTTCTGCATCTAGTGCATCTGCCGCTGCAATCAGTGAAGCCAATGCAAAGAAATACTCGGAAGAGGCCGGGGCCAAAGCAAATACCGATAAGACCCTGAGCATCGAAAACGCCCCTGCCGACGCAAAGGCTACCGGCGATGCGCTGGCAGGCAAAGCAGACTCCGTCGTTCCGCACGATCTTTTTATTCCAATTACGGGTTGGCAGACAGACGCGGAAGTTGCAGAGTACCCGCATTACATTGACATAACAGCAGATGTTACGTCCACGACTGTGGTATCTGTCAGTATCGACCCTGCAAGCGCAGACGTAGCCGGTAAAGCTATGCTTGTAAACCCTGAAACTCGAACCGGAGCTATCCGTATCCGTGCACACAAAATTCCGACTGCGGAAATTTCCGCCCGGTGGTATCCCATCAAGTATGGCGGTCAGTTCTATGGTGACGGCTCCATCTACTCCAACTTCCTGCTTGCGGCACATCCTGTAGGCAGTATCTATCAGACCATCAGCCCTGAAAATCCGTCCGTAACTTTTGGCGGCGGCACGTGGGAAAAGATTGCGCAAGATAGGGTGTTAATGGGTGCAAGCGACACGCACCCAGCTGGTACAACGGTAGAGGCAGGGCTGCCGAATATTACGGGCTCTTTTTATGCAAGACCCCACATGACTGGCAGCAAGAGTTCAGGCGGTTCGATTACATACGGGGATGGTAAGCTATTTACACATTCAATTCAGGGTTCTGACTTTTTAGATAATTCAATGACAGAATCCGGTAGGTCCTACAAAGACGATGTAATGTTTTTTGATGCCTCTCGTTCCAACCCCATCTACGGCGCTTCCACCACCGTCCAACCCCCGGCATACTTTACTTACACTTGGCTTCGTACCGACTGAAAGGAGAAACGATGGCACTAGGAGAACTCAAAAACGGCATTGGCCCTGATGCCTATGCTATCTATCAGCAAGTCCTTGCGGCGGTAGTCGAGCGAGACCACCCCGTGGGCAGCCTGTACATCAGCGAAAACGCTACCAGCCCTGCCGAGCTTTACGGCGGCACATGGGAGCGGATTGAAGATTGCACCATCTGGGGTGCAAGCGATACGCATCCAGCTGGTACAACGGTAGAGGCAGGACTGCCGAATATTGAAGGGACTTTTGCTTTAATAGGACAAAACGGAGCATTTATTAAATCTGGCTATGCAACAGGGTGCTTTGAACTGGGCTCTTCCACAAATGTTTGTGTTCCGCAAGGTCAAACAGAAACGAACACAGGCTCAACTGTGTTTAGAGCCTCCCGTTCCAACTCCATCTACGGCGCATCAGATACCGTTCAACCCCCGGCGTACTGCACATACATCTGGCGGCGTATCGCCTGAAAGGAACACACATGAAAATTATTGACAGTAACGGCGTAGAAATCGAAAACCCCGACCTGACGAAAGGCTATCTCAAGCCTGAGACCCAGACTGTCCACCACGATGCTGTAGCGGGCGTGGAAGAGGTCAGCCACTACGAGTACAAGACCTACCCCAACGGGGGTCGTGACCGCTGGAAGGTGGTGGACGTGCCCGGCGTGGCTGCAAGGGAAGCCTATGACGAAGAGGTGGAAGTGCAGCGGTATGTGCTGTACACCGCCGACGAGCTGGCTGCACAGGAAAAGGCCCGCAAGGAAGCAGAGGAAAAGGCGCAGCTGCCCACCGCAGAAGAGCGTCTTGCCGCTCTGGAAGCGGCTATGCTTGACCTGCTGGCCGCACAGTAAGGAGGATGCTATATGGTTTTGTTCTATGTGACCCAGATCAAACTGCACCGCTTTGACGGCGCTTTTACCATCGACAACGTACCTGACCGGTACAAGGATGCCGTGATGAAAAAGCTGACGGAGGAGGGATTTTATGAAGTGGAAAGTAATGCTTGACTTCCTGCGGGATATCTTTTCTGCGCTATCCCATGCTGCCGGTGACGGTGCCGACAAGGAAGAGCCTGCCCCTGCACCGGACGTGCCCACTGTGGACACCGTGACCGGGTGGGCAGGGGAGCCGCCTTACCGCTATGTGGACGTGAGCCGGTATCAGAATGAAATTGACTGGGCACAGGTGGCGGCGGCGGGCTACAAGGGGGCAATGCTCAAGACTGTGAGCACCAACCGCAAGCTCTCCAATCGGGCAGACGGCCTGTACATCGACCCGACCTTTGAGCGCAACTACGCTGGTGCCCGTGCTGCCGGGCTGGACGTGGGCGTGTACTACTACACCTACGCCACCAGCGAAGCAATGGCCGATGCAGAGCTTGCCCTTGTGCGGGAAGCGGTACGCGGCAAGGAGCTCACCATGCCCGTGTGCGTGGACGTGGAGGAAAACAAGCTCAAGCAACTGTCCACGCTTGACCTGTCCAACCTTACCGCTTACGCGCTGGAGCGGGTGGAGCGGATGGGTTTTTACGCCCAACTGTACACCTACACCGGTTACAAGTACGAGCTGGACATGGCTCGGCTGTCCTCTCGGTGGGACGTGTGGCTTGCCGACTACACCGGCAAGACCCCGAAGGTGGATTTTAAGTACAATGCCCACCAGCACACCAGCAAGGGCGCTGTGCCGGGCATCAGCGGCAACGTTGACCTCAATGTGACCACCATCAACTACCCGAAAATTATCAGCAAGAAGGGCCTGACCCGTCTCCGGGAGGGCAAATGACCGAAAAAGAAGCTTTACTGTGGGTGCTGGGCATCCTGGGCAGCCTGTGCGCCGGTGCAATCACACTGGACAAGGTGCTGGACATCATCCACAAATACCTCAAAAAAGCCAAAGAGCCGGACGCGGCGCAAGATAAGCGACTGGACGAGATGGACAGACGCATCAGCGCCATCGAGCGGGGGCAGCTCCAGCATGGTGCAGCCCTAACCCGCGACCTCGGGCGATTTACAGAAATTGACGAGGTGAACCGCCTTACTCTTGAAGCCGTTCGTGCTTTGCTTGAATCGCAGCTGACCGGAAACAACGTAGCAGCAATGCAAGCAAGCAAAGCAAAAATTGATAACTACCTGATGGAAGGAGTAACAAAACATGGAAGCAATGCTTAACTTTATCCCCGCACCTATCGCACTGGTACTGATGTTCATCGGCTTTGCCGCGCTGGCCGTTGGTGCCATCCGGCTTGGTTACAAGCAGTACGTCAAGCAGTGGGCGCTGGAGCTCGTGACCATCGCTGAGGACAGCATTATGGGCAGCGGTCAGGGCGCAAAGAAAAAGGCACAGGTCTTTGCCGCACTGCGCGGCGCACTGCCGGACTGGCTGAAGCCTTTCATCACGGATGAAGTGCTGGACAGTGTGATTGAAAAGGCTGTCAGCATGATGAAAAAGGCATTGACAGAGAAAAAGCCCGCGATCGGGAAGTAAGGAGGACATCATGGCAAGCACTACATACGAACCGCTTAACCCGTGGAGATGCTCAAAAAGCATTATCCAGACAAATTCTGACCGCGCTGGAACAGACGTTTGTACAGGTTACCATATCGACAATGTTAACAAACTGGTGACGTTTTGTCACCATTTTGCCAGCATTGGCAATATGGTGCGCAACGCCGGAGAGCTGCCGCAGCCTTTCTGGCTCGGTGCTGCCTGTGGCGGTGGCTCGTGTAGTGCTGCCCGCTGCGCTGCAAGGACTTGATCGACAGCAGATGACCGCCGCCATTAAAAGCGCACCGCTTGGGAGGGTAGACCGTAAGATAGCCTTACTGCGGTACGTTGAGCGGCTTCCGCTGCCGGACATTGCAGCACAGACCCATTACAGCCGGACGGCGATAGGCTACCGGTTGAAAGGCATTGATAAAATGCTTGATGTGTGATATACTAACTTTGACTTATGGATTAGTTTTGAGCTTCTGCTCAGGCAATTCAAAAGCGGCAGGCTTTCGGGGCGGCACGCATAAAACAGCATAAGAATGTTTTCAGGAAACGGCGTAGCTT